TCCGGCCGGAACACATACCCCTTCCCCCAGACATTTTTCAGGTAGATGGGCTTTGCCGGGTCCGGCTCGATCTTGCTGCGCAGATTGTGGATGTGACCCTCAAATGCCAAAATATCAATTCATCTGCGTCATTTTTCGCCATTGCATGTAGGAACCCTCACCGAGCCGCATCCATTTTTCCATCTTCTGCTCGCTTCCTTTGAAAAAGAAAAGCCCATGAAATATCTGCTCGCATTCCCCTTTCCGGAGATGCTGCAAATATCCCATGGGCTTTTCCATGCAAGGCTCAAATATCAGCCTTTGTTCTTCTCCCTGACCCGTTCAAAGGTCTTGTCTGCCTCGATGGCCGCCTCGGTGAACGAGTTGTTATACCACCAGTTCACGATGGCCGTCACGATGGTCACCCCAGCGGTCACGAGCTGGTTCACGGTCTCGTTGTCGATGGGGATCACACTGTGCCCGCCTGCGCTGAGCAGCTGGTTGGCCAGAGCCAGAGCGAGGCAGACGGTCCGGACGATGGTCGCGGTCGATACTTTTTTATCCATTTTGAAATCCTCCGTTATACGGTGTGGATGGGTAACGCCGTGGCGCGCTTGTAAAGTTCCGTGCCAGTGCCGTTCCCGCCCATCACGTGGTAAGTCTTATATAAGTATCCCAGGTTTCGCAGACCGTCCTGCGTGATGTACCCCAGCTCCATGAACCGGTAACATTCGGCGTAGATGCGGTCGTGCAGCAGCGCCAGCACCGCGTTCCAGAGGGCCTTGATCTTCGGCAGCGCAGCCAGAATGCCCGCACCGATCAGCGTACAGACCCATTGGGCCCAGTATTCCATGAGAAACTGCCACATCGGTGTCACGCCTCCTTCATCCGGGTCAGCCCGGCCCGTTTGAGGATGCCGGGGTAGTCCTTGTAGGCATGGCTGAGGTCTACGCCGTTTTTCACACCGGGCACACTCCCCTTGCTCGTGTACTGCCACATCCCGTGCTTGCGGGTGGGGCGCTTGCCGCGGTAGTCGGCGATCCACAGGTCAAAGTCAGTCAGCTCGTGCATCGCCAGCGCCGTGTCGGCGAAGTTCGTGTAGGTGTAGACCATAGCGTACAACCCCCACTTTTCGATCTGCTTTGCCTCCATTTTGATGAGCTGAGCAAGGCTTTCGGGACTCAGTGCTTTCAGGTAGGGGTCTTCCACGTCCACGGCAATGGGCATCGTAAAGTCCTTACCCTCCAATGCAACTTTCAGCTTCGCCAGCTCTTTTGTGGCATAGTCGATGGTGGTTCCCTTCGTGTAATAGTACGCCCCTACCGGCAGCCCGGCTTCCACGCAGCCCCAGTAATTTTTCTCAAATGTCGGGTCGATGTAAATGCCGCCGTATGCCGGGCTGGTCGAGACCGTCCGCAGCATCACGCCGTCCACTTTGCCACTGGCCTTGACTTTCTTCCAGTCCACATTCCCCTGCCAGCGGGAAACGTCTAAGATCTCCATTTTGAAATTCTCCTTACTCTTCTGAGTCGGCCACGGATTCCTCGCTCACAGACTCTGCCTCGCTTGCACCCTCAGTGTTACCCTCGGTCTCTGCCGCAACAGGAACCTGAGGAGCCTCAGTGACCGGTGCGGCTACCACAACTACTTCTTCCTCTTTCTGTACGGGATAGCTTTCGCCGGTGATTTCCTCGTACTCGTACTCCGTGATCCAGCCCTGTTTCACGGCATTCACGACCTGCCGCTTCTTCCACATGTGGTACTTGTAGTAGGAACGCACATCATTGAACTTCTTGCTGTGATTTGCCATTTTGAAATCCTCCTTACAGATCGGGATCAACCATCATGCTCAGATAATCCAGCTGTGCCTTCAGAGCCATCTGCTCCAGCTCCTCTGCCGGAATATCCCGCAGGATGAACCACCACTCTTCGCCCATCTTGCTGATCTGCACCAGTTCCATGTTCTCATGTTTCTCGATGATGTCACCGCCCTCGATGGTCACTTCTGTCAGATTGTCCTCGAACATCTCCTTGGTGACTTCAGTGGTACTGATGAAGTTGTTGCCGTTCAGCTTCAGCTCACTGAGGGATGTGCCATCAGCCAACGTAACCTTCCATGCCCTTTCTTCCATGTTACACTCCTTCCGAACAGCTTCACGTACAGGCTGTTCATCTTATAGATTTGGTCGCGGCTCATATACTTGTAGTTCCCGCTAAGCCAAGAACGAAAGTAGCCATCAATTTCTTCCATGGTTACAATTCCTTTGTCCAGCAGGCGCTTATAAGCCTTTAGTTTACGGCGTTCTCTTGTGATTGCTTTTGGGTGAATTCTTCGTACAACCACTCCATTTTGAAGCAACGTATATTTCACCTGAAGGTATCGATACTCGCTGGAAAGCTTGCAGATACGTGTCTTTTTCTCATTGAGAATCAGCCCATACTCTGCTGCAATTTTCTTGATACCTTCTAAAACTTCCAGAAGTACATCTTTGCTTCGATGGATGATGTGCATGTCGTCTGTATAGCGGCCGTAATGTTTCATGCCGCAGACAATTTTGCAGTAGTTGTCGATTCGGTAAGGAAATACGATACCAATATTTTGCGCCAGCTGGTTACCAATGTCGGTTCCCTTTGCCAGCATCTTTTCACCAGTCAAAAGCTCTTTCGGCACGCCCATATTCATGAATGGGTCAACCTTACCATTCATCATGGCTTGGATGTCCTCGTCTGGGAATCGGCTGACATCCATCTCAAACGTCTTGAAAATCTCATCCATCAAGTCCTCAGTGATAAGCCGAAGTTCATCACTCAGTCCACTCTTTTCGAGTAGCTCGCGAAATACTGCTTTACACGGTTCATGCTGGATGTTCGCGTAATATCCGCTGAGATCAATAAAGAGCGCATGCCCTTCATTGGTTCCTTCTTCGCTGTAATAATTACGCAGGTCATTTTCAAAGCGCCTTCGATGGAATGCCACACCCTTCCCCTTCTGGGATGCCGAATTGTCGTACTGCAGAAACTTTTGTAGATATGGAGTAAGTATCTCATCACAAATCACATGATTCACCGTCTTGTCAGCGGTCTGGATACTGGAAATGAGGCGTTCCTTGCCTCGCTCTGTCAAGCGGAACTTCATGCTGCCTTTCGGCTGATAAGTTCCATTTTGAAGTGCATCCTGTAATTTTGCTGTGATAAGAAGCTGCTCCATCTCATAAAGTTTTGAAGCGTACTTAAAACGGGAGCCTTTTATTGCTCGATCTCCCGCATCATAGAGAACGTTTGCATCGTAATAAGGATTCATTTTGCCTCATAAACTGCGCTGTAAGTTCATCGGTCGTAACCGGAGCCGTCGCAGTTATCATTCATCGGGTTGTTCTCCCGAACGGATAGCCTTTCCTTTCCCATTGCCGTGCGGGAATCCTGTCCATAATGCACGGGTGTGAAATCGGGACGAACGCCATTCTCATTCGAAGCGTTGTTGTAGTTCGCATTGCCATTGTTGTTGACATTCGCAAAGTACGCAGGCGAAACTAAACAAAGGCTACCCGATTGTAGTTATTCGGTCTTGGTTTCTGTCTGAAGGTGAGGCAGGAAACGCTTATTGTCTGACTGGCGCATTTTCTTGATGAGGGTGAATTCCCTTTCAAGTTTTAGCACAATACGTGTGTATTTGTTTTTGTCGGCAGGCAGAACTTTTGCAATATAGTTCAGCTCGTCCTGGAGCACGTTGCAGCACTCCAGCGCTTTATCCAGTTGCAGTCTGCGCTCCTCAAACTCACGCATGTTGACAGGCCAGATTGTGTTAGCTGCCCGGATGTGTGCTGATATTCCACGTGCAAGCCGCATGACTTCCTTGCGCTCTTCTTCGATAAACCACATACTGAAGTCCTGTTCGGTTGCGAGCAGCTTTTCAACCGCTTTCTCCCGCATTTCACCTTCAGGAAAACAGACAGTCACCTTCTCCAGATGCTGTTTGAGCTTCTTTTCACTGTAGCCGAAAGTCAGCATCAGCTCCGTTGTGATTTCAGAGCGAAGGTTATAGGCCAGCGATTGAGCATCCAGAGTGGTTGCCCTCCGCTTGCTTTTAGGAATATCAGACACACAGGTTCCTTCTTTCTACAAAAAAAATAATGGCGGCACAAGGCCGCCTGATGATTGATCAACCGATGGGGAAAGCGGGACGAACGCCATCCTCAAACGAAGCGTTGCCGTAGTCCGCATTGCCAGTGCTGTTGACACGCGCAAAGTACGCAGGCGAAACTACATCCCGCAGCCAGAACCACTGGCGGTTCGAGATCATATGCGGTGCAAGCTGGAACAGAGGCAGCTGGCTCTTCTCCACCGTATAGTTCGTGGGAATCGTGCTGCCGTCACTGGCAGGAGCAAAGATATGGCTGCCATAGACCATGTTCTCGTTCATCAGCTCCACATCACTATCAAACCATGCGCCGCCAGAGGGCTTACCGTTGGTCACAGCATTGGTCAGATAGACACGATGGGTCAGCACATGGTCTGCGCCAAATACTGCAATTGCCTTCTCCTTGGCCGCTGCCAGACCTTCCAGGCGCATCAGGCTGTTGATGTAACCGCCCTCCGTCGTATTGGTTGCGTTCATGTTGTGGGTGTACAGCTGGGTGTCCGGTACGATGACCACATGGTGACGATCGAAACTGGTGTCACCGCACTTCAGGTAGTAGTCAAAGGCGGCGATACGATAGTTCACGCCGCCTTTGGCCCAGTAGTCGCCCACGTACAGGTCGTCAAAGGTACCCGCCTTGATGGCTGCCAGCTGTGCCTCCGTGGGAGCAGAACCCAAGTTCTTGCCACGGAAGATGCCGTTGTGTGCTGCAGCGGCAGCAGTCAGAACAGCGCTCAGACTGGTGGCCGCTTTTTCAGTTGCCGCCTGAGCCTTCCGTGCTGCATCTGCGCTTGCCTGCGTTGCAGCGATCAGCTGCTCCCATGCAGTGCTGCCCGCATCGGGAATGTCTGCCGTTTCGGTGCCACTGTTCTCGCCAACGGCATAAGGCACATCTGCACTGGTGACAACAACACCATCACGAATGCCCTGGAAGGTTACATTACCCTCGCCAGAGATTGCGGTCACGATGGCCGGAACGTTTGCCACATTGTTGGCGAACAGAGTTGCCGGAGGCGTGATCTCCTTGTTCGGGGTGTGCCAGTAAGCGCAGATGGTCAGGTTTGCCCACTCATCATGGGGCGAGATGCGCAGAGCATAGACACTCTTGTTACCCGCATAGCCCATGTTCAGGGTACTGCTGCCATCTGCCAGCTGTGCCTGACCATTCTTAGAAAGGATCAGATTCAGTTCAGTCATTGATAAGTTACCTCCTCTTCTTCGGTCTTATCTTCGGTTTCGGTCGGCCTCGGAGAGTAAACGAACTCTCCATTTTGAAAAATGTAATTGTTGATAATATCACCTGCATCGGGAATATGATCCGTATAAGAAAGACCATCCACAACCATGGTAGCCTCATCCTTCGGATTCACTTCGCCGACGCTGGTAATCGTACCATCTTCTTTATAACCAACGGCATACAGCAATTAAAAATCACCACCTTATACCACGCCATAGATAACATAAGGAACGCAACATTTGTTATTCTTATGAAAGCTTACGCCAAGCGCACCAGATGTATAATATCCACTTATACCGAAAGTGATTCCACTTTTTTGAGCTGTAACTCTTCGGGCTCGTGTATAGTCCCATATGCGGGTGCATATTGACGTTTGGCCATTGAGTAAAACAATATGATACTGAATATCGTTACCGTTAATTTTTCCAGAATCGAACCAGCTGTCATAATATTCTTTGAAGCCAATAAGAACAGCATTATAGGTACTTAGCCGACCATCATTGCAAACTGTTGTCCCATCACTCATTCCGGACTCCGCGCTCCAGTTTGTCCAAATAGCGGTCATATTTCGGATGCCAGTAAAAACCAGTCCATTATCTGTCATGGTCACATTGCTGTCGCCACGTGGTCCAACCTGTACACTACCGGAACCATTATCCTTAATATAGTCTGTTGCAGTCTTGCCTGCATCTGTTGCATGCTTATAAGCATTGTTCGCAGCCGTGTCATCGGTGTACTTCGATGCTCTTACCCAGTCGCTTGCTACATAACTACCACTTTTACGTTCATATTGGCAACACAGAATATCTCCACTGTTTCCTTGCACCCAAAGATCACCAACCTCATACGGAGGATATGGCTGGGCGCTAAAGCAACGCACTTTTCCGTCAGCAGTAGACTGTGCATTTGATGCAGCTGTCAGAGCATTCTGAATATCCGCATCTCGAATCAGCTCCCAATACCAAGTGCTTCCATTTTGAGTCCAGTGATAAACCTTTCCAGAAGCCCGATCAAAATATATGTCGCCAAGGTGCTGCTTTCGTACGGTATCGTTCTCCCAGCCATTTGCAGGTGCATTGTTCATGGTAGGAACACCGTTTGCATACCATGTTTCTACTTTTCCATCCAGCTGGTTTTGCATTTGATTCATTTTGCTGAGAGCCTGTGCTAAGTTTTCCGCAACGTTCTTAGCATAAGAATCATCGGTGTACTTCGATGCTCTTACCCAGTCGCTTGCTACATAACTACCACTTTCACGGTCATGCTGACAGTACAGAATATCGCCGCTATCGCCTTGCACCCAAAGATCACCAACCTCATACGGAGGATATGGCTGGGCGCTAAAGCAGCGAATCTTTCCATCCGCTGTAGACTGCGCACGCGAAGCGTCTGTTAAAGCCTGTTGAACCTGTTTGTCTTCGATAGTTTCCCAATAATACGTTTCTTTACTTTTCGTCCAGCGGTACCCAATGCCTGTGGATTTGTCATAGTACAAATCTCCAGTGTGAGCATTTTTCAATTCAGTCGTTGTCCATTCAGTAGCCGGATAGTTTCTTGCTGTAGGGACGCCCGGATAAAACCACGAACAAATGTTACCATCCACTTGTGTTTGCAGCGCATCCATTCGGTTTACTGCATCCAGAAGATCTTGCGCATTTTGATTTCCAATATCAAACGCACTTTCCATCTTGTACTGATACGTTCGCTTGTAGGAAGCATAATTACTGGTCATGCTTTCAAACTCCAAGCCAAACGTGTACTCCGTGTTTTCAAGACTGGCGATATGGTACACGATTTTGGAACAGAGAAAATTGGAACTGATTTCATGAGGTAAACTCACCACATGAACTTTATCGCCAAACTCGATCTTATCGGTATCGACATTGATTTGGTGAAGGTCGAATGCTCGAATGGTGATTTTAATGGCCATTTCAACAGCCTTGTCCAGCAGCCGTTGCCCGTTTGCCTTTAAGGTGTTGCGATTGGTCACGTCATCCCAGGTCACAGATCTCTGAATTTTACCAAAGAGTGCGATGCCACTGGCAGACTCCAGATAGTTCTTACCGCCATTGACAAGCTTAATGTCTACTCGGTTGCCTTTACTATCAGCCTTGCCAAGAGGAATAATTTGGGTATAAACGTTGGTTGCGTCCACATACTCACTCAAATCCAAAAGATTCTTGCCAAATTCGATAACCTGCCCGGATGCTTTCCCGATATCCTCCATAAAGTCGATATAGGAAGTACCGTTCTGTCTTCGGATATAGAGATACCGGTCATAATCACTCAGGTCCACCTCATCTTTGCCAACCTTACCCGTTGATGCACCGATAAGATTTCCAGAGATAAGGTTCCAGATATTGGTATAATCTGTGGTTTTAGGGTAAATGAGTACATCCGTAAAAGCTCCACTCACTATTCCCAGCTTGATGGTTCGTTCTTCCGTACATTCCGAAGCATAATGCTCAATCAGCTTCTTGAAATATTCCCCCATTTTGATTCCTTTTTTCGAGTAATCATGGGGTTCATACTGGATATCATTCAGAAAAGCCAGTTCACCTTCGCAGGTAACAGCCTTTGTGTTATAGAAATCCTTCGTATCATTGAGAACGCGGCCTTTCCAGAACACTTCACCGTCATCTCGAATCGTGATAATGGTTTTCAGCTTCTTCAAGCTGGAATAGAGTGGGTTTACCTTCGGGAGATTGAACGTAAAACTACCAGCCTTATTCAGTTCCAAAGTTGCCTGCGGTTCTGTGATAGCATAACCTTCATCGAGAAGCCGAGGCGAGTAAAGCAGCTTGTCATCAGCATATACTTCAAACATTTACAGCCACCCTCCAATCGCTTGAAAACTGACAGTACCAGTCCCTGTTGCTGTGATGGTGACGGTTTCGCCCGGAATCAACATAATAATAGGGTCTACCCATGTACCTTTTCCCAGCGAAGTGGTATAACGCAGCTTCGATGTAAGATACTCAAGCGTCATGCTGCTCCCAGACGAAAGCGTGATTCCAAACTTGGGGCAGATCGGTTCACCGGTATAGCTGCTGACTGCACCAGAGAAAATCGTTACACTGTCGTTGACCGTGATATCCATGACCTTTCCGATATCAGCAAACCTATGCTTATACGGGTTCAGGCTGTAGTTGATGGTTAGCATGGTGTGCCCATTGCTTTGTTTGGGATTGTCAACCCAGCACCGGCCCTCATAAAAGTAGGCCGCATCTTCTTCCAGACTGACACGAAGTCGTTTGCCTTGAAGTGCAGCCAGCACCTTACTGTAAAGTGACATGAAGGGTTCAACATCATTTTCTACATAAAAATCCCAGCTTCCTTCTCGCATATTAAATACCGGGTAGCCGGTCAATGCCTGTGCAGCATCAATCACGCCACTGCCGCCCGGCAAGTCGATATCATGCGTTTTTTCGGTCGGAGGTACAACAATAGGCCGTTCTGCAGGCGTGAGGTGCCAATCAGACCACGTGTTGTACTGTCCGAAGTTCACAGAAAACTCGCGTTCCAATCAGATCACCCCTCTTTCCGCCAGAACATTTCGACTTCCCATTGTAGAATCAATCTTCGGTGTCAGCTCACCAACCGTCTTTCCGCTGTCCAGCACGAGCTTCATCTTGCTGATGGCATCGGCCATTTTGTCAACACGATTTCCAAGCTCTCCGATTGCAGTTACAACATCGCGGTTGTCATTGCTCATCTTGACTGGGATTCCATTTTGATTTTTATAGCCACTGATCGACTGTGCAAGTTCACTGCTCCGGTAAACACGCTCTGCCGCTTCAGCAGAAGGCGTATATGCCTGCGTAGCCGCCCAGCTGGTCGGAGTTGCATAGTCGGAAAGGTTCAGCACCGGAGTAAAAATCGGTTCTACACTTCCCTGCCCAGTAGCAACATCGTAGAGCATCCGGGCTGCATTCGTAGCGATATCAAGCGTGGAGTTGGCGATATCATCCATAGAACGATTCACGCCGTCCTCGGTGCTTGTAATGCCATTTGCAAAGCCCTGCCCCATGTAAGCGCCCAGTTCTGCCATGACAGTCGAGGGAGAATGGATTCCGAAAATGTTCTTAAAGCCATCTACGATCCAGCTGCCCAAGCCTTTAATGCCGTTCCAGATACCAGAGGCCACACTGCTCACACCATCCCAAAGGCCCTGACCGATGTTCTTACCAACATTCCAAATTTTCTTAAAGACATTACCGATGCCTTCTACCAAATTGGATACGAAGTTTCCGATGCCCTCAGAAATATTCTGGAACAGGTTCGAGATCCATTCGCCAAAATTAGCAAACCACTCTTTCACTTTATCCCAGTTTTTAATAAGAGCATAGGCAGCCACGCCGATGGCAGCAATCGCCAGTACAATCAGGCCAAGCTCAGGAACCGTAACACCAATCACGCCTGCAATTGTGGTCAGAACACCCATAACAGTTTCGCCAATGCCCGCTATCGCACCGCCTTCACCGAACAAGCCTAAAACAGCCTTACCGATGCCTGCCAGCAAACCACCATCCTCGAAAAGTTTTCCGATGAAGATAGCGATTTTCGGCATATAGGTCGTAAAGCCATTCTTGACCGTATCCATCAGGGTCTTTCCGAAATCAGACCCAAGGAAATTCAGTAATGCACTAATGGTCGAACTGATGGCGGTGCCGTAGTCACCATTCATGGCAGCTACAACAGCAGACATCGAAGCCGTAATAGTTTCCGCCGCTCCGTCACGCATATACAGGCCAATGAAGTTTGAAAGTTTCTGTGCAATTTCTGGATACGACTCCTGCACTTTGCCCCATGCCTTGTTGAATCCGTTTGAGATGGTCTTCCAGTTATCTGCAATGGCGACACCAAGCTGCATGGTCACTTTCTTCGCATCATCGCTCATATCGAGTGCATCCGCAAAGGCTTCTGCATAGCCGATAAAGCTATACCGCTCGTTCTGCAATTCATGGAGAGCCGCCAGGCCATCATCTGTATTCTGCGTTCCTGCCTGCACGTACTCGTTGTACTTATCGTAAGCATTCGTGGTGCGCTTCAGCTGATAGGACATATTTCGCAGCGCAGCACCCATGTTGATAGTAGAGGTGACAACGCCATAATCGCCATCTTCAAACAGTTTCAGAAGAATGCTCTGCTGGTTGGAATATGTCTTCATCTCCAAAGCATAGCGGTTATTCTGTGCAGTAAACACATCAAGTTCAGCATTGTTCAGGTCGTTGACCAACTGCTGATACTCGATTCGCTTCTTCAGATATCGCGCGTATGCTTCCTGCGTTTTCTGGCTTTGCTCACCAAACTCTTCCTTGGTCTTGGTGTACTCTTCCTCGGCAGTCGTCAAAGCTTTCGCCTGAATCCCAATTTTCTTGTTAATCAGCTCGATTTGCTTATTCGACTTTTCGGCAACGGTAGCAGTTTTCTCATACTTGCTGCTCCAGAAGCTATACTCATTTTCCGCTGCGCTACTCTCGCTATCATAGCGATCAAAGACATCGGAATAGGCGCTCTCGTAGCGGTTCCGCTTCAGCTCTTCCAGATTGGCCTGCTCATCCAGCAACGTATTGTACGCCTCGCGGGTCTTGGTGTCGTTTTCGCCAAGGGTACCCACGAGCTTATCATACTGTTCCTGTGCAGTCCGAACACGGTTCGTCTGGATCTCGATTTGATGCCCAAGGTACTCACTCTTCTTCGTAGCAAGCTCTTCAGCAGTCGCAGCATCGCCTTCACGAGCCTCCCACAGAGTATATTCCTTCTCTGCACGAGTGCTATCTGCCGAATAGCGGTCTAGTTTATCCGAATAAAGATCATCGTACTGGTTCCGCCTCAGTTCTTCCAACGACTTCTGCTCGTCCAACAGCGTGTTATAGGCTTCTCTTGTTTTGTCATTATTCTTACCAACTTTCTTGAGAAGCGTATCATACTGTTCCTGCGCGATTTTCACACGGCTCGTCTGCAAAGAGATTTGTTTTCCAACATACTCTGACCGCTTAAGAGCCATCTGCTCACTGGTTGCCACACCACCCTCACGGGCCTCCCACAGGGAATACTCCTTGTCAGCTGCTTCCAACAGATACTTGTTGGATTTGAGCTTCTTACTATAGTTTTCAGCAATCTGCTCGGCCAGTGTCTTCCCGGTTTTCTTTGACTTCGTAGTGCTTCCGGTGGTCGTGGGATTCGTTGTAGTCGTGGAACCAGAACCACCTAGTGTTTTCAGAATATCTTCTGCGGTCGTAGTTGTACCGCTAAAGACATTGTTCAGTGCGCTGACGATTTCACCGGCCTTGCTGGTTGCCTCGGTTTTAGTCGTGTCCAGACCACCCAGAAGGGTTGTCTGAATACCATTATTTAAGGTGGTTATACCATTTTGAAGTTGATCTGTGCTAGTAAAGCCGTTTGCCAAACCTGCAACGATATTTCCCGCATCGTCATAAGCTAAATCACTTGGGCTATGGATACCCCAGTAATCACGGAATTGCCCGTTGATGACCGAAGAAATATTGCTGCAGGCTGCCGTGATAGCAGACATGCCAGCAGAACCTTCAATGCCCTGCGCAAGGCCCATGTCCAGCCAGTAGCCGTTTTCCTCCATCATAGTGCTGGGGGAATTGATGCCAGCTGTGTCTTTCGTGGCATCGTCTACGGTCTTAGCGAGGTTCACACCGCTTTCCTTGATGGCTTTCCGGCTATTATCCATGCCTTCAGCCAGCTTATCGCCAACAGATTTGCCATACTCGGTAGCATCCCGTTCGTCTGCTGCTTTATTGGCTGCTCCAAACAGTCCGTCCTGCAAACTTCCTTCCTTGAACCAATTTGCAGGGTTAAATTTCTCGCCAATAAAGCTCGTAATATTCGCCCACAAACTGCTCAGAGCGCCCTTAATACCGCCTCCTTCGCCGCCACCGCCATCCCAAGCCCATGCAATCAGGTCGATAATGGTCTGGATTGCTACAGTGCCCAGCGTAAATAAGGCCTGTCCGATGGGCTCACTGCACTGCACGATAACATTGCAGACAGTCACAATAAGCTGAGCCAGTGCGTTACCAATGCTTGGTGCTGCCTGGGCGATACCATCACAGACCGCCGAAATAATGGTCGCAATGGAGCTTGCAATGCTTCCCGCAATCGTAGCCAGTCCCTGGAAAATACCTGCCACAAACTCAACCAAGAGCCATGCCATTGCCTTGATGTTGGCCAGGAACACCTGAAAGCTCAGACCGTTCAAGGCACTCAAGCTCTCGCCCAACCGTCCAAAGAAGTCCGCGGCGTTTACAAGCGCCAGCATCGCGCCAATACTAACTGCCAGAGCGCTGATTGCGAGAGAAAGGCCAATAACAACAGGTGCTACTGGTGCAAGTAACATTGCCGCAGCTCCAACAACACCGAATGCACCGGCAATTGCCAGCAGTCCCGTGCCGATTTGCGCAAGGCTCAGGTTACCAAGTCCTGTCAAAGCCGGAACCAGAAGGTTGATTGCCACGGTCATAGTAGTTAGCGAAGCCGCTGAACCGAGGGTGCCTTTGGTCAAATTCAGAGCAAGGACGAATTCTGCAAGAGCGCCACCAATTGCAATGAGACTCTTTTTTATGCCCTCTCCGTCCAAACCAGAAATGGATTTCATGGCTTTGCTGAGAACGACCATGCTGCTGGAAAGAATGAGCACGGAAGTCGAGCTGGCAAGCATTTTCTTTGAAAAACCTGCAACAATTCCAAATGCTGCAAACTCACCCAACGCGACACCGACTGCAATCAATCCATTTTGAATCTCGTTCAGATTCATGCTGCCAAACTTCGCAACCGCAGACTGAAGAATGTTCAAAGCAGTTGCCAGCAGAATAAGCCCAGTTCCCTTCAGAACGCCGAGTTTGTCAAACTTGGACACTGCCAGAAAAGCGCCAAGTTCAACGCAAAGGATGCCAATTCCTGCAAGACCAACCTTCATCTGTTCCCAGCTCAGTCCGCTCATAGCATTTACAGCACTCGCCATGATGCGAATAGCTGCTGCAAAGGCAATCATGCCGGTAGCGCCCTTCATGAATTTGCCGCCAGTTTTAGAAAGTACGGCCGAAACAGCAGTCAGCCCACCCATGATAGAGCCAAGGGCAACGATGCTCGAAACCAGCTTTCCGCTGTCGATAGATGCCAGTTTTGCAGCAGCACCTGCCAGAATGAGGGCACTCGATGCCATGGCAACCATTGCCACAGACATTGCGCCAAGCTTAGCGCTTTTTGTTTTTCCGCCAAATTTATCGAGCAACAAAAATGCACCGACAAGTTCGCCAATTATTGCAGTAAGTGCACCAATCCCTCCAGCTAGTCGCTCCGGCTTGATCACGGATAGCACCGTCAAAGATGCCGCCATAATGGCAACAGCCTTTGCAATTGTCATCATTGTTTCGGCTTTCTTGGACTGCTTCCACGCATCGATTGCCTCGCCAAGGGAGTTGAGCACATCTTTAATAGCATTAACAGTGTTTTTGATGCTTCCAATAACGTCACCTGCGCTGGAAGTAAGCTCTTGCGCTCCTTTCAAGAAACCCTTAACTCCTGCAAGAATGCCCGCAACTAAGCCGCTGTTGATGACATTTGCAAGCTTCTCGGTGTCAAGACTATTAGAGGCTTCTTTTGCACTTGCGCCAAACTCCTTGAAGATTTTATCCGCTGAAGAGCCAAATGTGTAAAGCCCTGGTGCGATAAAGTTGATGAAAGACATGAACCACTCGCCAAGGGTCTTTAACGGATCGAACACGACAGAGACGCTATTCGACACATTGGTCAATACCCCTGCAAAGGCCTGCATTCCTTCGGACACTTTCCCAATAATCCAGTGGATACCATCGAGAACGGTCTTAAATACGGTAGAATTGTTGACTGCATCGGCCATTTTGACCAAGCAATCACCCAAAACCGCCGTAATGCTTAAAAAGCCGCCAGCAAGTGGAGATGCAGCATTGAATACCTCTCCCAGAACCTTGCCAACGGCTAAAAATGCATTTCTTCCAACGTTCAGCACAGCAAAAACGCCACTGAATGTCCGCTCGATTTTGTCTGCGGTTTCATCGCTGATGCTGAGCTTTGCAGTAAAGCTGTCGATTGCCTCTGCAATGTTGTAGATCTGTTCGGCGTTGACAGGAGAAAACATCTTCTGCCATGCCTTCATCACAGGTTGAACAACTTTTTCGATAGCCTCAAAAATGTTCCAAATAGACTGGATCAAATGCTCTCGGCCAGAGAGTTCGCCAATCTTTTTTGAATACGTGTCAAGATTCAAGCTGCCGTCAGCGATTTTCTGGTTGACTTCTTCAAAACTCTTTGTCAGAGCTTTAACCTGCGTCGGGTCAAGCCCCTTTGCCATGAGTTCCTTGTCGCTCAGTTTACTCAGTGCCTGCAACTGCTGGGTCGATTCATTCAATCCATTTTGAAGCTGCTCCGCCGAAACGCCGCCCTGTTGCAAAGCCTTAGCAAAACTACCGGCATCATCAATCTGCTTTTGACTGATGGAACCGTTTGCAAGCATGACTTTTTCCAGCATCTGACTATAAAAGTCAGCACTGTCGCCCAGTGCGGTACTCAACTGCTGCCAGCCGCTATTCAGACCGCCCTCCAGCACAGTGTTACGCGCTTCGGACGACTTGTTAATCAGGTCCGAAAACACGTCGCTGAACTTTGTAAAAAGCTCCTTTGCCTCCTCAAAGTCACCAATAACAGTCTGCCATGTCTGGGTCCAACCGGACTGCAATGCCTCTGCCAAGGTGTCTTTCAGCTGACTGAAAGTTTTAACCTTCGTTGCTGCGTCATTTGCAGTCTTGCCCATCTCCATGATTTTCTTGATTTGCTCATCGGTATAGCCGATGGATTTCAAGGTTTCCTCATTGAGATCACCGGTAAATTTCTGAAGCGTCTCGGTCAGAATGGAAGACGTCAGCCATCCCTTGGATAAGGTTTCGCGGAAGGAACCTTCTTTTGCAATCATGCTGTCAATGGCGACACCATGCACACGAGCCGTTTCTTTCAGCGCATCTTGGAATACCTGGCCACCCATGCCTGCGTTGACCACAGAGTTCCAGTCCTGCAACTTCACAGTACCAGAAGCCAGTGCCTGAGAAAGCTGGTACATGGCGGTACTAGCCTGCTGGCTGGTCGAACCGGATACAGCTGCAAGGTTTGCAATACCCTTGATGGCTGCAACAGATGTATCCAAATCAACACCTGCTGCTGTAAATGTACCAATATTACGGGTCATTTCCGTAAAATTGTAGATCGTCAAGTCAGCGTAGTGGTTCAGTTCGTCCAACGCAGCATTGACCTGGTCCAACGTAGTACCTTTACTCGATGTGTTTGCCAGAATCGTCTGAACCGCATTGATCTGGGTTTCGTATTCCTGAAAGCCACTAATAATGGGGTCAAGCGACAGAGCCTTTACGAGTCGTTCTCCGGTCGCGATGGCTTTATTGGTAATGTTAGTCAATGCCGTAACGGCAATCACATTAACAGCCGAAAACTTGCTCTCGATAGACTCCAATGCTTTGGTCATTTCCGAAAAATTGACCTTCTGGGAGGCAGAGCTAATGCGCTCAAACCCTTTTTCTACGCCTTTGAACTGAAGTGATTGCTTCAGCTTTTCTAAGGTGCCCATAGTCTGTCGGGTTCCTCTCTCGAATTGCGCATTGTCAAATTGCATTTGAACAACACGCTCATCGACTTCCCTGCTCATCCTCTCTTTACCTCCTCCCATGCTCGCTGAGCGATTTTATCAAAAATCGGCTTCATCGCCGGATTGATATAGTCTGTTCCCTGTACATACCCGCCGTTTCGGGTGCCGTGTCCGTATTGCAGGATTACCGCAATGGGTACACCGTCCACAATATTCGAGTTCGACCAAGTAATGGTGATGGAGCCAGTGCCCTTGTGAATGGAATAACTCCAGCTGTTCGCAGTCGTTCCTGTATCCATCGGGGTAGCGGCTCGCAATGCTTCCACGCCTTCCTGCCCGTACTGGTTCAGGATTGCGTTCAGATTCAGGCTGCTGGCACGTTTCAGAAAGTCACTCGTTCGCTTGAAGCTTCCTTTCTGACGAAACATCACCACTTTTTGCATTTGTTTATCCTTTCGTCTTAAACTCTTTCAGACGCTTTTCGTTCAGTGCGCGCTGACGGGACATGGCTTCTTTCTTGCTCATCTTCTTCGGAGGCTTCTGTTCCTCGTTGCACACCCGAATGAGGGTAAAAAGCCTGTTGAGATGCCACTTTTCGCATTCAATAGGAATGTGAGCGGCAAACATGCGCGAATAAATAACCTCGCTCGTCAAAGGCTTTGCTTTCACCTTGATTTTCGAGCGAGGTTTGCTATTTTGCGGTATTTTGGGTTCCCATGGTTTTTGCTCTCCTGCAAACCAGGTGGCTGTCATGGGGTCATCCATATATTTGTAAACGGCATTCATGTTCGCTTCCGTCAGGCGCAGGTACACTTCAGGGGCGACCCCCTGCGTAACTGTCATGCACCGGACATAATCGACCATCTGTTCCCTTGTCATAGCATCATTGCCGAAGAAAGGGACATGCCACTTGCTTTCCCATTTAGACAGGGAAACAAGCGAGTGCTCCAGCCGGATGGCCACAGCGTTCAGCTGAATAAACTCCTGCTTTCTTGCATCCCAGTATTCCTGCTTGGGAATCGTGAGCAAAAACATTCCGCTTGCCTCCCTGTACTGTTAAATGTTAGACGTTAGGCAGTGCGATAGGCGCATTGTCTGCGATCTGAGGTGCGGTTTCAGCCTTTGCGGGCTTGGTATCACACAGACCATTGATGAAAGCGATGGCCTTGTCGGTGCTGGTGACAAGGGACATGTAAAAGTCACTATATGCCTGGGTTGCAGCAAAGTCAGCAAAGATCTCCGGGCTCTTCTCGAACTTGCGGCCGTCTTCGCTCTTCTTGCCATAGGAAACGCGCAGAACATCCTGGAATAGCTTAACCAGCTCCAGCTGGCTCTTGGCGTTCACGATTTTCTTGATGTACGCCTCCATGCCGCCCTCCTTGGAAAGCGACATGTTAAGCACTTCTGCCTCAGTCAGATTGAAGTAGAAGTCCTCGGTACGCTCGGTACCACCAAAGTCCACATAGGTCAGAGTTTCGGTAATCATTTTTCTTTCTCCTTTACAAAGATGATTCCATTTTGAATGGATCAGGTAGTCATCATCTTAATGACATCATCCGGCATGGGCAGGTACGGAGCCGTGTTGGCAGTGCCGTACAGAGCATTCAGCAGCTTCTCCATCTTGGCCTTAGGAACCTTGGTGCTGTCCAGTTCCATGTGAGCGCTGGGCTTATAGCCAGTCACCTTCACAGGAGTGGTGTCGCAGTCCCAGCTGAAGGTTTCAGCATCAGGGCTGTCGTTGATGGTGTCATGGGTACGCTCAGAGGGAGATGCGGTAGCATTCCACACCAGATGCAGAATGTAGCCCAGCTCGTCATCCTCATCGCTGCCAATGCCGGTCTGCCAGGTCAGGCCAAAGGGCTTACGCTTCTGCTGACCAATAGTCACACCGGGAGCAACCTCTGCGCTGCCATCACACTCACCGAACTCAGGCGGATAGAAGTAGGCCTCCGGAGTGAAGTTGTACTTCTCGCCTGCACGGATGCTGCCGTACTTGATGTTATCGGCCCACAGGTCGGTAGCATCAGCGCCATCCGGGCTCTCCTTGATGGAAGTGATACCGTTCCATGCCACACCATTGGGGTAAGCGCCCTTGACCTGCTTGTACAGTGCAACATTGCTCACACCCAGCTGGTACTTGCGCTCGCCGGTCTTATCCCATTCGATTTTTGCCATTTGAGTTTCCTCCTTTTTCAGAAATAGATTGTTAAAACGTCGTGATACAGGTTATCAGCCTTAAACGGCCGGTCGTAGCGACACTTAGCCATTTGCATAAGTGCTTTCGTAATTTTGGAATCCGGTCGTGAATCGATGACTGTCAGCTGATAAAAAAACCGCTGCAAATAAACTCGGTTATCGGCAGCGGCATTCTGTATTTTGGATTTTTCATAGCAGATACATGGGTAACTCATTCGCAGATTTGCCGGAGGCTGATAGTACACGTTCTCTTTACCACACGCATCTTTTACGATTTGGCGCAAAATAGCGTCAAGTTTCAGTCGGTGTTCCGCCATTGTATAGTCCTCCTAGGGTAAGTGTCAGCCGTGGATAGTCGATTTGCACTTCTGTCACTTTCCATCTAGCACCCATAATCTCTGCATATTTGATGGAGTCGAAGTGCTTATACAACGTCGGGTCGGCCAGGATGCTCAAAGTATTTGCGATGGTCAAATCATCATTTACTTTGTCGGCAGTCTGGACACGCCGGGTGTTCTTCAAAAGCTCGCCATAGCAATCATGCTCGGTCACTTTTTCTTCAAAGATGCTCGGCTCCGTTTCAACTGTCTGCACCAGACCGATTTTTCCAAACCATTTGCTCATAGCATTTCACTCCATTTTGAAGTTAGGTTTTTCTAACTTGATTTGCAAAAGAAATCAGGCCGTTGCGGAAGCCGCCCACGCCTGGGTCTTCACGGTCTCACCTGCGGTCACGGTCACAACGCCGGTGGTGCCAAAGGCAACGGGCAGCAGGTAGTTTGCACCCTCGATGATGATAAGGCGGCCCTTCTGGAATGCATCCTTGATTTCAGCCTCGGTCACGGTCTTCTTGAAAGCCGCGTCAGCATACAGCTTGTGGTCTGCAGTCTTGCCGTAGGCCATGTAGTTTGCAACATGCAGGTCATTGCCCTGCTCATAGAGCTTGTTCAGCATATCGTTTTACCTCCTTATCAGACCTTGGAAGAGTTGGCGGCGTCCATCTCGATGGCCATTGCGCCATACGGAGTGGTCATTGCACCGGAGCAGCGGGTCTCGATCAGGTAGATCAGCTGGTTATAGTCGATGTTGAAGTCATCGAACATGTTGACCTCGCCGCCCTTGTCGGCACCCACGGTGTAGTCGGCCAGATTGACCACGATACCCAGCAGGTCGCCGCCCTTGGCACCCTTGCGGCCTTCCATGCGAGGAACAGTAACGATCTCCTTCACGCGCAGCTTCCGGGCCAGAGCAGCCTCGTCAGCATACAGCGGATGGCCGATGCCGTCCTCCAGCAGCAGCATGTCAGTCAACACATCATCGGTGGTGTAGAAGGTCGGAGAGCCGGAGCCTTTGTAGTCCTTACGGGCCTTGATGATGGACTTAATGGTCGCCTTGGCCTTGGCGTCCTCGTTTGCATTGGTGCCGGGCTGAACCACGACCTTGATGGTGTAGAAGTCGTCATCGTTGAAGATGGGACGGATGTTCAGCTCGTTGATCTTGTCATCGCTGGCGTCGTCACGGCCGTCGCTGATCAGGAAAGACATGGCCAGTTCCTCGTTCAGCTTGCCGCGCTGCTCCTTCTTGACAAAGCCGATCACATCCATGGTGGACATATCGATGATGTCATCGCGATCGAAGCGCTGCTTCTTGTAAACGGTGGTCGGAGTGGTGGAACGCTTCAGCAGCTTGAACACCTGCTCCTTCTTGTAGTTTCCCTTGATGTAACCCTTGGCGCGGGCCTCGTCCTCGGTCAGGTCAGCAAACATGACCTTGACGCGGGCAAACGGCACATGATGGACGCTGTTCATAACCTTGTCAACCCAGGTCTGGTCGCGATCCACGATGCGAGGTACCGTATCCAGATTGTGGTCATCCGGGAACAGGTAGTCCATGTTCTCGATGCTGTGGGCCAGCTCATCGCCGGTAATGCCTGCATCCAGGAAAGCATCGCGCAGAGTACCATGCTTGCTGGCAGTTGCGATAATGCCGTTGATGTCGTCCAGGCTGTGCTTCAGCACAGTGTCGCTGTTGTCGTTCTCAAAGCAGTGGTGCATAGTATTGTCCTCCTCACCATCACCCTTGTCGTCGCTCTCACCGCCCTTGCCTTCATCCAGGGCAGAGCCGATGATAGCGTAAACCACGTTCTTCTGTTCCTCCGTCAGGGTATCAAATACCTCCTTGACGGTCTTCTCGTTGGCATCAGCCATTTTGCTTTCTCCTTTCTTATCCTTGTCGGTTTCGCTGGAATCATCCGAATGCTGCAACGTTTCGTCCTCCAGCGGGTTATCGTCCGGGTCCAGCCCATGCTTCAGGCTCAGACCAGAATCGGTGTAAATATAGGCCTCGGAACTGTCTGTTTCGGTGCCATCTGCGCTGTGCTTCACGACTTCGTCAATCAGAGCACCGGGGTTGCATCCGGCAATTACCAAGCTCAGTTCCTTGATCATACCGTGCATCACGGTTCGGCCTGTTTTCTGAATGCTGTTTGCATAGATGGACATTGCATCAATGTCACCGTTATCCACGCAGGCCTTGGCAGTCTGACCGCTGGATGTGTCGTTCAGCTTGACGTATGCGTACACGCCTTCCTTGCGGTTCTGCAGCAACGCATGGCCCAGAACACTTTCGGGTGCGCTATGGTCATGGTTCCATACCACCGGAACCACCTTACCATCGCAGTCCTTGAACGCATTCGGTGCAATGGTCAAGCCATCAAAGCACTTCACATTGGCTTTGGTCGCCCAACCGGAAAAGTCATAATCGAAATTGATTGCCATTTTGAATTTTTCACACTCCTTCCTGCTGATCTGCATAGTCGTAACCCTGCTCGTCAGCATAAGTTTCTTCGCCCTGCATGGGCATCCCCTCGTCAGCCGAGGCAATGTTACGGTTTGCAAGCTGGTCGGACTTCGGGTCCTTCGAGGGTTTCATGCCGATCATCTGCCTGAACTCGTTCGGGGTCATGATCTCATTGCGGGTGAACTTATCGGCCATCTCCGCAATCATGCTTACCGGTGCCAGACGGAACGGATCGCGGAAGAACATGATGCTCTGCCCCTGCGTCCGGGCAGTCTTCGTCAGGAACTTCCGCTTAAACTCATCCGCAATTGCTGACACGACAGGCTCAATGATGCGATTCATGTAGTTGTTCATCGTTTTCTCGTCCGCAGTACCATTCAGAATCTCCTGTGTCACACCCAATTGACTGTATACCATGTTCGTCAGGTATTCGATGGATTTCAGAATGTTGTTTTCGAGACTGCGATTCAACTGCACAATTCGCTCTGTTCCGTCCGTATAGGCAATACCGTACTTGGAGCCGGAAAGCTGATGTTCGATGTCAGCCCTACGCTGTTCGGCCTGTTCCCTTCGCGCCGGACTCTTGATGACATAGGGCAGCTGAATGATCATGTCCAGTTTCCCGCTGCCAGCCTGTTCGTCCACCACATCCAGCAAAGCCAGTTTTCGCACCAGCTGCTGCATAGTGGAGTTCGGAGCATTCATGACTGCGTAAAACGGATTTTCAATCAGAGCCACCATCTTCTTCGGGAAGGTGATTTCCTCCTTCTGCCCGGTCAGCTCATTGAACAATCGCACACGCACATGATTCGGGTACCACTCCACAGGTATGCCAACGCGCATGGAGTAGATTTCGTAGCTGTTGCTGTAGCGCGGGTCAAAGTTCGTTTTCTCTGGCACCACAGCAGCAACGCCCTCTTCCAGAAAGGTCATCACGATATCCTGAATCAGCCCTCGGCCGGTCTGGTCGGCATTGGCCTCTGTATTCAGGCAATAATTAAGGCCCGAATCAATAATCGAATCAAACCGATTATTTTCATCGAGCTTTACGTGGTTGATCGTAATGGATGCTGCATCCAGCGCGATGCGATTATAGATGGCGTTGATGATGGTGCGCTCACTCCCACGGGAAAAGCGCATCCGGTCAGGGCGGTAACTGTAGCCGCCCCCATAATACCTGCTTCCGGGAGGGTCCCGGTTGAGAAAGGCATTCCAGGCGTGTTTCAGCCTAGAGCCAATGTTCATCTCCATTTTGAATTTTTCCTCCAAAAAGAAAAAACGCATCAGCCGTTAAGCCAATGCGCTTGCTGAGTTCCGCCGTTTTAAGTAAACTCAAAACCTTTTTGTGTACTTCTCAAGTTTCTTTGCCATTCTTCGCTGTTCGTCATATTGCGAAGGGATATTCATTTTTGACTTCGGTGTCCAGCCATTTTCATCCATTGGCCGCCCAACTTCGCTGAGGGCACCACGTGCAGCCTTGGTTGCTTTTGCGATATATTTATTTACATGGCTCTTACCACGCGAGACTCTCTTTTCTCGCTGGTATTTGTCAATAGCATTGAGTTCGGAAAGAACACTATCCATATCTTTCTTCTTGCTATCGAGTTTTGTTTTTTCTGTCTGAAGCTTTTTGATTTGATGATTGCGAATAGCCGTAGAAACTCTTGAACTTCCGATCTTACTGGGGTGTTTTGCATAGCCTTGAAGTTCCCGAAGCTCAGCAGCATTCTGCTTTTGCTGAGCCACAATTTTATTACGGCTGCTGCTGGCATTTGCCATCTGCTTACGCCGAATCATGCCAGAAATACCACCTTGCGGACGCGCTTTGCGAACTCCCCACTTCATGCCTTTAACACCATAATGGTAAAGTTCCATGGTACCATCATTCCATTGCCACATTGTTTGCCCTCCTTAACTCAGATAATCATTCATCTTGCGTTCCATGTAAGCGGAACACTCTGAAACCGTCTTGTTGCCCACCTTGGAAACGTAACCAATGGTGTTCGCTCCAACTTCTTTTGCGATTCGCTCTGCATTGTAGCGCATATACAGCTTGTCCACGACCTTCGGATTGGTCTCCGTCACCGACTGCAGGCGGACAGAATCTGTATCAAACACGATCATCGGGCGCTTTGCATGATAGCTGGAATAATCCTTGTCGTTATAATCCAGCAACGCATTGTAGCCTTTCTTACTCAGTTCCGCATAGAAACGGCTCTGTGCCGCCACTTCCTGTGCGTTATGATTTGTCAGAGAAAGGTTTAGAGCCTTATAGATAGCCACTTTTTCAGAAGCCGTCAGCGTAGTGGGGTCTTTCTTCAACGCATTCTCAGCTTGCTTAAAAAGCACCTGCTGGGTAGGTCTGCGCATCTTCTCTTTGGAATCTGCTATGGATGCTTCAAGATTCTGCTTGAACTCTTTCTCTTTCAGCAGTCTAGCCGTGATATCACTGGCGTTCTCATCAGAAGGCACCTTCAGCTTCTTGACTGTTTCCAGTTTCAGCTGATAAACCTTCATGCTGTTAGCCTTGTCACGTAGTGCGGTAGCCGTGGCCAAATCCTCTTCGCTACCGGAAGCGTTCGCCTGCTTTTCTGCCTGTTTGGCATCATAGTTGGCTCGCGTCATCAGATTCTTTCCAAAAAGCCCCATGTACTTGTCGCTGTCCGCCTTCTTATAGGTAGCGTAGAATGCGAAGTTCTCGAAATCCTTGGAAGTCTGAATCCGAGAGAAAGTTGTGCCCTTCTTCAGGTATCCGTCAACATACTGCCGACCCGTCACCTGTGTGCGAGCAGTATTCACACAGTCTTTTACTCGCATCTCCATTGTGGATGCCATGCGCTCCATTCGGCTTGCGTTCTGACTTACACCATAATGCTTCCGTCCTGCCGGGGTATACGTGCCGTCAGCATACTGGTAACGCCTTACACCCCACTTCTGGCCTTTGATGCCGTGGTGATACAATTCCATTTTGAATTACTCACCCCTTCAGCTCCTTAATGGCCAATGCAATACCGAGAGCCGAACTCGTAATGGCCAGAACACTTCCTGCAATCTCCAAAGTATCGCCGACGGCTTCCCGACCGGAATAAACCTTTTTCGGGTTGAACATATCGTCGTACTGCTTTTCCAGCATGGCGCGATTGATTTGTTCTCGCATCTCCTGATCGGTCATCTTACTCAGATCCATCTTAGGTGTTCTGCGCGCCTGAATCCGCATGGACTTGTCATTCAGCGTTTTCAAGTTACCAGCCATCTGGTTACCAGAATCGACCACACGTTTCGTCCGCTCTCGGTCTTCTTTGACCCAGCGATTCGGGTCATTAAGACTCTCTTCGGGCAGACGGTTATCTTTTTTCTTTTTGGCATTTGCAGCCACATCGGTTGAGTAGCGACGTTTACCCGCATCAGTCAGACTGCCATCAGCATTCTGATAACGCCTCACGCCCCATTTCATACCTTTGACACCCCAGTGCCAAATCTGGTTATTATAGTACAAGCTTCATCCTCCTTCTTTATAAGTATTGCAAATATACCCCCCCCCGTGTTATACTGGGCTATCCGCTTGTTTTTATGTGTGGAGGAGGTCTGAAACTATGTCTGATTCTCAACTGCGTCCCGCAGATTTCAATTGCGAGATTTTACCTTGTGAAACCCATCCTGATTTTGATGATTCAACCCGTTTCAAAAAGGTCGAGTTTCCAGAGCAGGCAGGGCTTGCTGCCAATTCGTTATTGCAACTGATTCCTGCGCAAGCTGCGGCTGACGCTGTTTCCAATACGTATGTTCTCCGTTTTCCAAAAGGCATTCATGGCGCATTGTTGAACTTGAATCAGGGCGGTCAGTCCACAACGATGGTGGATGCCACCGGACATTTTGCAGGCACTGCTTCTCTGTATAAGGTTGATCCCGCATCAGTTGCTGCTTTTCAGATGTTCAGTGTTGCTTCCTTTGCCACCGGACAGTATTTCCTCGCAGACATCAGTTCCAAACTGACAGAAGTCAATCGAAAGTTGGATGACCTTCTGGTATTTCTTCAGGCTTCCAAACGCACGGAATTGCTGTCCGAACTCACATTTGTCAAGTATGCGCTTGCAAATTATTCGACCATCATGCTCAGTGAACCGCAGCGTATGGCTACCATCGGCAACCTGCAACGTGCAAAAATCAAAGCTGTGGCTGACATGGAGTTCTACACGGAGCAGTTGGAAGATTCTGTTGGTGCAAAAACCAACGAAAATCAGGCAAGAACCGTATTGCAAAACAAACAGGGCATTGACCTTGCTTCCCAGCTGTATGCAATCAGCACTATTATGGAAGCTTATTATGCGCAAAACTGGAACAAGTCTTACCTTGCGAATATCAAAGCCGATGCGAAACCTTTGTTTGCGCTCAGTCAGAACCGTATGATTGGTGCACTAAAAACCTTCTCTGATAAGGTCAACAAGGAAATCGAAAGCAAAAAGAAAGGTCTGCTCAAAGGAGATGTATCTGCAAGCGAGCACAAAATTCTGGAGTTGTCCGATGCATTGAATGCACAGTCGGAGTCTCCGCTTCTTGTCTTAATCAAGGATGCGCTGGACAAGCCTTCTGCACCTACGGAACTTTATCTTCGTCCGAACGGCGAGGTCTATCAAAAGGTCGTTTGATTCACTCAAATGCCTCTCGGTTCAACTTCCATGCAATGTAAGCGTCCATCATAGCAGCAACTGCATCAATCTTCTGGTCAGAACGACGCTTCAACAGCTTGCGGTTACCGTTCGTATCTTCCAAAGCAATGCAGTTGCCCATGGCAAATTGCATAAGAGCCTCATCAAAGAGTAGTTTCCGTTGTTCGCTCAGCTTCTTCAGTTCACCCAACGGTACACTCTCGGTCTTTGCGCCCTGAATGACCTTCTCTACACCAAACGGCGCATTCTCTGTACACCAGCGTTCTACAAAGTCCTTGGCATTATAAGGGTCATATCCAAAGCACCGGACATCATAGTCGTTCTGCTGAATGAAGTTATCGAGGTCATCATAGACCTGCATCATGTCCAGCACGGTACCATCGAATACCTGCAGCGTACCTTCCTGCATGAACTGGTCGTATTTCTGGCGCATGGCCTGCGGAAGTTTTGACAGCGTATAAGATGTAATGTAGTCCCTGGTTTTTACGCCAAAGAAACCGTTCGCCATCGGGAACAGGAATGTAAACGCACAGAAGTCATCACCCTGCGACAAGTCTGCGCCGAGAGCACAAGGCATCTGCCAGTAATCTCGGTGGCGATGAGGCAGGGTTTCTTCATACGGAAAGAAGTAGGTATAACCCTCCATAGGAATGTTAAAGCGCTTGGCCAGAATGTCGTTTCTGGAGCCAGGCGCTTTTTCTGCGCGTTCCACATCCAGCTGATACGTTTCGTAGCTGACAGTCTGTCCCAGATTCGGGTTTGCCTTCAGCCACATATCGGGGTTTGTAACTTCATCGATGGAATCCAACTTGTAGTACCAGATGGACACATGGGGGTTGATGTACTCCCCTTTCAGGATGTCCATTAACTCCATTTTGATTGTATCGCCACAGCCATTACGGACGGTGCCTTCTGAACTGGTAGCTACAATCAGGTAGTCCTCGTTCTTCGACGCACCCTGTTCGAGTGCACTGATGGGGTCTTCCCGAATGTCGCAGCTCAACCACTCGTCAACAGTTGCTACACGGTCCCTTCGGCCCTGCAGCTTATCAATAGTCATTGGGCGTACTTCCAACAGGCTGTTTGTCAGGAAGTTCTCGATGCCCTTCTTGGTTGATGCCAGTTTCACACGGTCTGCTTTTGCGCCGGTCGTGTTCTGTAAACTGCCCTCCGTCATAAACTTCAAAAGAGGTCCCTTCGACCGAGCCAATGCTGTACGGATCGGTGAAAGAACCTCTTCTGCTTGCTTCATGGTTGGTGCTGTGGTGCATTGCTGGGTGGTCGATACATCCACGGTCAGAAAGTAGCTCTGAATGAACGCATCGTACATGGTCTTGGCGGCACCGCGAGGAATAATAAGATACTGCTTGGTGATAAGCCGCTTCTTGATACGCTTTCGCTCGTAGTGACCACCATGTCCTCCGGGATTGGGCACATAGATACTGCGGTCTACAAAGTAGTACCAGCCGAATATCTCTTCTGCCCAGAGCTTGAAGGAATCCAGCAGTTTCAGGTCGCCACCATCGGTAAGGGTCAGCTCGTTCTCGCAGAACTTGACAAAACCCTCGACCGCCTTATCATCATAGTAGATGCCTGGGTTTGCAATCAGGTCGTCGATCCGGTTCATCTCCATGGAGACTTCTCGGCATACCGGAATTTCACCCCGAATTACGGCCTCTCGAAACCGGCCATAGTAAATCGGCGTGGCCGTGTTTGAAAGTGCCATCTTCTGGCCTCCTATTATAATAAGGTGAGCGTTTTACTCTTCCGGGTGGTCGTGCTCCACATTCAGCCGCCACTCCATTTCGGATGCGGTATTCTGCAAAGCCTCTTTGGTCACACTGCTCTGGGGTACATCGAAGCCCAGCAGCCGCACCTTGACCGCCACATAGGCTTTCACGGCTTCCACCTTCACCGGGTCAGCAATGAACTGGTCCCATGTAGCACTTTTGTCGGAAATGAAAAAGCCCTCTTTCGGACCCACGCCCATCTGGGAAAGGATCATCAGCACAGTGTTGATGTACATGATGATGTCCGGGTCGAATGCCTCATAGTCTGCAGGCAGACCTAGCAGCTTTTTTACGGAAGTGAGAATGCTGTCCATAGTCACTCCTTAATCCGGGACGCACTTGTTGTCCCACTTCTTGTAAACGTCCACATAGGTCTCGCCCTTGTCACCGTTGTGGGTGATCTCGTAGTACATCCCGTCAGATACGGTGGTGCTCACAAGCGCCTTCCAGTTCTGCAAGGTTTTGCTGAACCATACGATGAACACGTCCTCCATCGTCAGCTTCTTGCCGTCAGTCACGTCCACATGGGCGTTAAAATAGTCCGCCACCAGCTGCTTTGCACGGTTCATCATAGCTTCGTTATTCATGTCATTTCCTCCATGGGCAGGTATCGCCCGGTCTTCGTTCTGTGAATACTGGTTCGAGAATGCTGTCGTCCCCATAATGGATAGCCTTATGCGTTCGGTCGGATACGCAAATCGCATTGTTGGGGTCAAGTAAGCACTCTCGGTGCTCCAATACGTCTTCTTTTGTAATAGGGTTTATGTGGTGAATGATGATACGTGGTCGAATAAGCTTTCCGTCTCGGACAACCCAGTCCGTAATCTCATGGTCAGGAACACCAAGGTCGCATCCCATGTCTCGAACAATAATTTTGTCACGGAACATCCGCCACTCTCTGGACTGGTAAAAGTCTTGATTCAGATACCGGTCAAATCCAAATGTATCATGCCCAACAGCACCATGCAGTTGCAAATAATGGAACCGGTCTTCAAAGGTCGCATACTGGCAGAGCTCAGTATATGTTCTCTGATTCATCGCCATCTTCCACTCCGCCGTATTCACGCATTGCTTTGATAGCCTCCTTATAAAGAAGGGCGTTATCCTTGGTTGCCTGAATGGCATCTGCTTTTGCATGAAGGAGGGTGTTCTCTGCTTCCAGCTTTTTCTTTTCCAGTTCTGACTTAACTGTGGCCAGTTTCAGAAAATGGGTCGTTTCAGCCGAAGATGCCGTTCCTTCACGCAATCGCTTCTCCACCAGATCCATTGCCAGGGAAATCATCTGGTTTTCTCGTACTTCTGGGGACAATGTTGGCCGCATAGGAGCCACGTCTTCAGAAGCAGCTTTCTTTGTCCTCATTTTTGTCATCCTTCTATTCTGTTTTGATTTGGTTTGTACTAGAATCTTGCCTGTTTCCCACACTTTTCAATGGCTTTTGTAAGAGTTTATGGGAGCCGGTCGTGGTGTCTTTCTAATCATTTGAAAGGAGAAGAAAAATGAACAAACGACAAATGGAGGTTGTTTGAAGAGAGCACCCTCCCATAAGCTCTTACAAAAACCACCGAGGCACAGTCTACACCCTGAAACCTCGGCAGTAGTTAAAACCCAATTCTCAATTTTCCCTCCGGGGAAAAATCAAAGACCGACGCGATTTGGGGAGGGGGTGTATTTTTCAAGCACCCCCCTATACCCCATTTACGCTGTTTGCTCTCTAGGAGCATCGTCTTTGATATCGAGTTTGAGCTTTTTGTAGATATTGAGCGGGTCATTGGCCACAATTTGGTCAATAGCCTGCTCAATTTCATACGCATTTTCTGCATCCGTGAGCTGGTCAGAGGTGTAAGCCATCCGCATCAGCAACCCAGACGAGTTATAACCCTTGTCGGTGTCAAACCGATACCAGTCCTCAAACTGTTCGTAAGGACTATAAGGGTTATCAACAGTGGTTAAAAAGCATCGAATCATAGTTCAAAGCCTTTCTTACTTGTTAAGATTGTCATAAATCGTCGATTCAGGAACACCGCAAGCCTTTGCAATCTCTGCATAGCTATAGCCATTAGACAACATAGCTTGTGCTTTGCCCAACTTAGCAGAAGACAACGTTGTACTTGCCTTTGGCATTGCTCGTTTGATGATTTCATCCGACTTTGACGAATTCAGAATCTTCATCAACTTGGAATCAGAGATTGCGCCAGCTTGAACTGCTTCCCATTCACGATCTGTGAACGTAATCTTTGTCTTGCTGCCGCTTGCGCCAACAGAATCACGTGCACGCTGCATCTCAACAGCGGCAATCTTCTTGATTTCTTTCTTGTCTTTCTTATAGTCCAAGCCCTGAGCCTGTACTTTAGCCTTTATATTCTCGTTTGCAATAATGGTAGCACGCCTTTCTTTCGGCTTATTACCAACAACTGCATTGAGTTTAGCATTGATAGACTCAACCTCAGCTCTATATTTTTCGGCTGCATCGGGACTCTTCTTGATACCAGGCATATTTTTTGCTTCTTTTCGTGCCTGATTAGCAAGAGCCTTCAGTTCATTCGAGAAATCGGCATAAAGGTTCTCCTGGACCGTACCGGAAGACAAAGTTCGTGCATCAGGTGTCATAGAAATAAGACTTACCTCTGTCATGGCCTGCACCTTCTTGCCCGTCTTTGGGTCAATATAGGTACGACCAGACTCTTTGTAAACCTTCTCACCCGTTTCCTTATCAATATGAGGGCTTCCTCTACGCTCAGGCACACGAACGGTTTGTTTCCGTCTGGACAAAAGTGTAGACGCACCACCATATTTTTCTGTACCGTCTTCTTGCACCCGGATTTGCCATTTTTGCTTCAGCTCCTGGATGCCATTTTCACGCTCAGAGCGTTTATAATCCAGTTTGTGCTTTTCTGCATCAATAACAACCATGGAATGCTTAACAGCACGGGCGATATCGCCTTCCGGTGCACCTCGAAGAGTCATATCGGTAATAAGATTGGAAATAATGCCCATCTCTTTCTGTTTCTCTTCTTTTTTCATGAGGCGCACGCCGTTTGGATTTCCTTCAGGCACAGCATATGCGGTCTTCGGATCAAAGTCTTTCAAATCCTTCAGAGCAGGGGTGGATTTAATATCGACTTTACTGGACCTTGGGATTGCAACGACCGTGTCTCCATCAAAATCAGCGCCAGATAACCGTTCTGCAACCTTTGCATTGATACCAATCGCATCCTGCACATTACCGAGATTCCTACGACCGGACAAATTCTTGTTGTTGACCGTAACAATAGGAATTTCAAATGTTCCAGCATGAGGAAAACGAACCAATGCCAACTGAGTGCCATCAGGATATGTAGGACAGTAGCATTCTCTTTCGCCAATTTTGGACAGAGGCAAAATAACCTTTGTCGCCTGGCCTGGGAAAGAAGAAGCTTTCAGGGTCATCGAGTTACCTTCGCATGTATCAGCGAAATCCATCAACAGTTTTTTTCGAACTGTCGGATTATCATACCTCATGATCTCGTCATATTCTGCTTTACGATCAGCAACAGTGAGGTCCAACTGCTGTTTCAGTAATTTGATAGGTTGTTTGGATAAGAACTGAGACGAAAGGTTCTTTGCCATAGTGTCCCAGTCGCCTTCTTCCTTCAGTTTATTGATGGGTGACAGATGTTCTTTTCCGTCTTCTCCAATATAAGTGCTCTGGCCATTCGCCTTAATAGCTGCACCAAAAGGATTATCCGGATCATCTTTAATGGGCTTCAGGACCTTCATTTTGGGAGTACCGGACTGCTTGTTGGTGTTGAATGCAACATCATAGCCTTCAGGAATATCATCGGAATATACAGCCATCCCTTTCAAGTAGTGACTGCCATCCACCATGATACGAACCTGCGCATAATGTGATTTTCCGAGGTTCAGATCAGCAACGCCTCTACGAATCTCGATAACACCGTCCTTGTCCAGACCACCTTCATCACCATACCGGATATAGACCCGGTCAGAACTCATACTGCTGGGGCGCTGAAGCTTCTTAAAGGTTTCACCGCCATCTTCCGAATGATAGTCACCAAGGGACTGAATCTCATTCTGATGCTGATACGCATATTTTTGATCATACTCAGGCTTTGCCAGAACCGTGATGTTCGTCTGCTGGTTAATATTGGTCGGTTGACGGATACCAACACCATAACGCTGATATCCTTGCTCAGCCTCCAAAATAAATATTGCATCATCCAAATCGCCTTCCGATACGCCCAGAACAAGATTAGTGCCTTCTGATACATCAATCATGCCTTTCTTATCGACTTCTTTTTTCAATGTTTCGGCAATTTCCTGGGAGCGGGTATATTTATCGGGCTTGTCGTTCTTAAGCATAGAGCGAACGGTGGATTCAGAAAGGCCCATTTTACGACCAATTTCTGTCGGTCCAAGGCCATCTTGAGCCAATGCACGTGCACGGTCATATTTGAGTTGCTGACGCTCATGGATAGCCCTTCGTTGTGCCATACGGAACTCGCTCGGTGCCATCTTATATTCATCAGGCATAGGGTCATTGATGGCTTGAAGAATATCTTTTTCTTTCATACCGCTCTTCTTCAGTTCCTCAACGCGCGACAGAAAATCGCCTGAGTGCTGATATGGAGTTTCGCCAGATCCCCATGGATATCTTCCTGAATGACGCTTAGTGCCATAATGCTCCAGGATACTGTCTTCCGGTGCGATACCGAAGTATCCTCGAATATCTCTTTCTACCGGATTCATGCTGTTGCTCCTAACTTCAGTTCAGTAATGATTTTATTGAACTCGATGATTTTGCTAATGATAGGATCGATGTCCTCACAAGTCGGATTCACGATCCAAATATCATCGTTCTGATAGATGCGGTTTTCGATTTGAATATCGCGAGTCTTGACGCCATACTCCAAACAGAAAAGTGCATCATAAATGAAGAGCTGTTCCATGTGTGCCGGTACCAGACCAGTCTTCAAATCATGGATGCGCAAGAAGTTGTTTGCAAAATGAATCGTATCGGCTGTGCCATAGCAGTTCTCTGAATAATAAAGAACCACTTCTGGGGTCATACAAAAGCCAATTGCATCGTTGACATAGGAGTTGAGCGTCTTCTTACTCCGAGGAAGTTTTTGTCCAAGTGCAATACTCTCTGCTGCATACGCATGAAGCCGTGTTCCTCGCTCCTTCGCCTGATAGTTCATAAAGGACTCTGCAATCCTGGCTGCATCATAATTGATCCAATGATACTTACTCGCCCCCAGAAAAGCGTGCTGGCCTTGCAATCGTGAATGATCGTTCCAGTTCATCCAGTATCTCCTCCTTGTTCTCAGGATAAATAAAAGAGGCATAGCTCATCTCGTTCATCTTGGCTACGTAGTAGTCTTGATTCGGACGATGCGATGCCTTGCCTGTCTTCTTTCCTTCGAGTGCTGCCCATCTGTCTCGATATAAAACCAAGAGATCCGGAATCCCTTGAATTTCATTCGGGTCAAGATGAACGACCATGCAGCCGGGAAAGCGCTTCTTCAAGTCTTTCACCAATCCTGTTTTGAATTTGTTCTCTAGCATACAAACCTCCAAAAATAAAAGAGGAACAGCATGTTTTTACGCACACTGTTCCTCCCATAAAAGAGCAAGAAATCTACGCGGGGATATTTGGTAATATTTGTCAATCTTTTAGAAGGGTAAAAATATAAGGACTGTCACAATCGTGACAATCCTCAAACTTTCACCTTACAGATACCAAGTAAAGGGAGCCTCCTCGTACATTTCAGGAGGGCCTGCTCGCTTCTCTGCATTCGGATACATATATTCGCCATAATCGTTTTTCAGGCCAGTTTCATCATCCCAATAAGGCATGGGCCAGTCAATGTCGGAAATATCATAGACCTTACCGCAAATAGGACAACGCCACTTTTCCTGATTTCGCACCTTTCTCATCCTGATGCCATTGCATTCGCACCAGGGCTCTTTCACATGAAGTTCTGTATCGCCATTGTAATAGCAGCGCACCAAATTATTTGCGCTGTCCAACGTAGTCCACTCGTGATAGCCAAACTCATTCTCATACTGGGCCATAAACGGAATTTCACGCTTTTTCATAACTTCGCACCTCGTAACTCAATTATATAGTTTTTGTTATTCTTTTACAAGGTGAAAGTGGCGGCCCTCTTGGCCAATTCGAGCAGAAAACTCGCTGTGGCCAAAAACCCATTTTTATTTCCAACTACTATATATAAAATTTTTAATTTTTTTATTAAATTAAGAAAAAAAGTGGGTTTTTGGCCAAACGGCATATTTTTAACGCATCTACGTCAAAAGTCGTGGCCATTTTTGCAAAAATTTTTGGGCGCAAAGTGGGTTTTTGGCCATAAAATCGCCATTTTTTCACGCATTGACAACTATTGACAAGAATTCCACAAGAAAAAATGGCCAAAAATTCACACCGCGACAATCTTTGACAAATCTTGACATCAAAAAGAAAAGGCCCTGAAATTGCTCCAGAGCCTCCCCTTCTCAGCGGATAATGCCTAAATTTTCAAACATTGCCATAACGGAAATGTATGTCATGAGTGCTGCAAAGATGAGCAGCATAATGAACAGGTAGCGCCTTCTCCCAGCTTCCTCTTCCTGCCGCTTCTTCTCTTTTAGTGCCATCCGCATCATGATAATTTCCTTCAGGTCCTTAGAAAATCCCATCTAGAGCACACCCTTTCTGTCCTAAGAATATCAGTCCTTAATCATGATGTCAAGGTTGATGATGCTTACCATCCGCTTGCAATGCTCATCCTTGTAACGGAAGACCACCGCCGCCATCGTTTCCTCATACGAAATCTCAGCGACAGGCTTCTGAATGGTCGGATTGGTACCACGAATACGTACCCAAACCTTGCCATCCTTGACGCTCTTCTCGTCAATGCTATAAATCCTCATCATTGCTTATTGCATCTCCTCTCGCATCAAATATCTTGCAGAAATGTATAAAAACTGCTTCAACGGCATTGCCTGCCGAGGAGTATCGCCCAGCACATCGTAATAAAGCGGCTCATGCGTGTTCTTACGAACCACAGCATAGTCCACTGCCCGACGAAGGAGCCTGTCCATCGCAATGGCACTCGTGTGATACTTCAAGCACAACTGCCGGTTGATGTCCACAATGGTGGGAGATTCGTTGTTCTTCAGGGCACCTTTGAGAATATCAATGGCATCAATGAGAGCATCGAAGCCGCTCATCCAAACGGGCACCCCAATTTTGTCTACATATTCATAGGTGGTCATATAGCTTTCATCATCTTCTTTCGATATTTTTCGCCCAGCGCCACCACGTGAATATAAGTCATAGGCGTAAAGTGTACACCCATCTGCTCACTGATTTCACGAACAGCGCTTCTGATAGAGGTTTCGACCTTCTGTGGAGGAATACCATGCTTTCGAGCAATCATGATGTAAATATCCGTCAGACTTGCAGGCGTGAGTAAGCCAGATACCATCTGAACACCGATTTCCACAGCCTCGTCAAGGTATGTCACGACCGCACCTCCACATCCGGCAGAATATCCGTGTGGAAATAGAGCTTATAGTGGTATGGATCGGTATGAGTGCCGGTGATATCCTCAACAACATACATGGTGTACTCGTTCAGGTAAATATAATTCTTCTTATACTCGTTCGGACCGGTCTTCACCGTACACACAAGTTCGTTGTTATCATTGTTCGAAATGGACATAGCACCTTCCATTTCAAGGATAACGTTGTCCGTCCGTGCGTTATAGACCGTGATCCGGCGCTCAGCTTCAAAGTAGTTGGCCTGCTTGGAAATGTTCCGATTCACCTTATCTGCTTCGGAGCAGCTGCACAGAACCACACAGCCAACAAGCATCATCAGACATGCAACAACACAAATAATACGATTTTTCATAGTTATTTCTCCACACTTTCCTTTCCAGTCTGGTCATCCTCAGGCCAGTACGTGTAAATATCATCGAACACCACCGGGATCTTGCTCTGAAGCTCCTTCAGCAGCGGGCACATTAGTTCTCTCATCTGAGGATGGGCCGCCACAGGAGTACGCAGTTTGAAGATGTTGCGCCACTCACGGTAGTTGGCCGTCACCACAATCTCGGTCTTCAAACACAGCGGCAGCACACAACGAGCCTGTTCGGGACGCATACCATGGTCAATGAGGTCGATATAGTCACCTTCCACATCCTCACACATATCGCGGAGCAAGGCCCACTTATAATATTCTTCGCTCCGTGCATCAAATTGCTGAGTCATGCCGTCAGGAATATAAGACGGCCGAATAAAGCTCAGTTCCCCGCCAAACTTCTCCTTCGAGTAGTTGCAGTACCTGGTGCTTTCCTGCGCAAACGAAGCAATGCGGTGCCGTACCAGTTCATTGGCCACGCCACGGTCGCAGGTGAAGAGCACGCTCAACTGAGAATGCTCCAGCATAGCCTCATGACCCTGCTTCACCAGAAAGCCCACCAGCTTCTTTGCCGACTCACCGTCCGGCGTGATCTTGTCCTCGCTCTTGTAGCAGACACGGGCCACCCGCTCGATCTGCTGGAGCTCCTTGATGCCGCCTTCAGAAATATCAGTGAGGATTTCGTACTTAGGTTCAACGATTTTCATAAAATTTTTACCTCCGTAATATTGTTTGTATCGTTCAAATTCAGGTTGTTTCCCCTAACTTAACTTCACGGACTACCCGGTCAAACTCTTTGATCTTTTCGATGACGGTATTGATCTCCTCAAAAGTAGGGTTTGCGATCAGAATATCACACGGCTTGATGTCATGTTTCAAACAGAAAAGTGCATCATAAATGAGAAGTTGCTTCATATCTGACGGTTCATGCTTGGTTCTCAGAGCATGGATGCGCAGAAAGTTGTTTGTGAAGTCGATTGCATCAGCCACACCATAGCAGTTCTCGGAATAATAAAGACCCACCTCAGGTATCATGTGAAAACCAATCGCGTCATTGATATAAGCGTTGAGTGTCTTCTCGCTCTGAGGGAACTTTCGTCCAACTCTAATACTTCTCGCCGCATATGCGTGCGGGTCCTTGATACCTCCCTCAGAAATATCAATGAAGAATTTGTACTTAGGTTCAACGATTTTCACAATTAGTTCTCCTTTTATTGAACGCCTCTTCTTTTTCAGGGTCTCTCAAAATAGAGTTCCATTCTTCGACAAGCTGCTTCAGGTTTGAGTCATCAATTACGCCCTGCATGTTGTGCTCATTATATGTCATTAAGACCGTACCTGTTTTGGCTGGACCGAGTCCACAATTAGAACAGGAAATCTCATATTGGAGTTTCATAGTCGTACCACAGGTCATTGCACCTGTGGTTTTCAAATATGCTTTACAATAGCACATAGGACAACATCTCATAAGAAATCCTCCGTAATAACTTGTACGAATATATCGATTACTTCGTTCAGGAAAGCGACCACGCGATACGGCCAACTATCAAGCTTGCTATTAGGCCTGCAGTCCTTTTCCCGAATATCAGGAGATACCACCGACCTCTCATATACAGGAACCTGCACAGCGGGTGTACGAATTGCTGCATACGGAACATTATCTGCCCACAAAATTGGTTCCTCACAACATTGAACTTCTTGGGCGCAGATTTGCCGAATATCTTTTGCACTGTATGCTCCAGCTTGTGCTATTGCACTTACGGCCCTGGAAAACTGCTCAACATCATCCATCTGTCATACCTCACAGCAGAATTCCGAACAGAATGAACCAAATTATCCTCAGCGTGAACGCAATAATGATCAGCCACGCGCAGATGGCCGCTGTCGCCGCCAGCAAATGCCCAAGGAATGTACCAATCTTATCCCAAATATCATTCATCCTTATCAACCCTTTCGAGACCTGTAAAATATCCAATGCCAATATGACCACCATCGCAATGATGAATTGGGCGGAACGCCATCAGACCGGCCAGATTGTTCTTTGCATCTTCGGAATTACAGTAGGGATGCCCATCGTTAAATTCCTTCTCGCAAAATCGGCACTTGTAAGTCGGATAATAAAATGTCTTCACCCCACACACCTCCTCGCGGCATCCACCCGGCACTCCGCAGCGTTCAGCTCGAAGATAGCAGCCGTGATAAACTCCGGATCACAATTCTCAAAGTGGTTCCGGGCCACCTCAAGATCCTGCATGGTATCTTTCAGCGTGTTGACTGTCGAAATCATCGGCTCTGTCCAGAATATCTTTTTGACGAAATCAACGATTTTGCGCAGCATTTCTACGCCTCCATATCTTCATAACCTGCCGAGCCGTGAGCCAGCCCTCGACATCATAATGATCAACAAGCGCTAACCCGCACACCTCGATTAAATGAGGAAACCCGTAAGTATACCATCCGCATACAGCATCCCACAGATATGCGCCGGATTTATCTCGAACTGTAATCTGATATCCACCATCATGCGGTGCTCCAGGGCCGTAAACTTCAGGCTGGTTTTTATCGTTCTCTGGAAATCTTCTTTCCATTTCATGAGTGATGCCAGCTTTCGTAAGAAGATAATCCAGCTTCTGCATCTCGGTCATGTGATTCCAAACCCGGAGTTTCCAGGTTTTCTTAGACATGTTTCTCATTTCTGCATTTCCTTTCGTCAGCCTCCATGGTCTTTGCGATTTTATGCTGAATATAAAGCACACAGCCAGCCTGACTATCACACCCGAATGAAGCCAATAGTCCAGCAATAGCATTCAAAGAGTTCAAATCCTCTTCAGTAAATATCATTTGACCTTTACCCTTGCTTCCTCAAACTTCACAGGCTTGACCGTTCCCTCCCGCGCACACTCCGTCAGACACTCATTGCAGGGCTCGTCCGTCTCCAGCACCTTGAAGCTCTTGCACTTCGGGCAGTAGGTTGCATAATCCACTTCGCGCATCCAGTCATTCATCAGGTTTCACCTCCGAAATAAAAGTGTCCTTTCCGCAGCGAGGGCAACGTGCCAGAACCTCACCGTTATGGATTGTGCACTCCTTCAAACTGTTCCAGTTAGATGTAGGAATCCCAAAATGAGCATTACAGCCACCGCATTTAACGGCAACGAGCTTCTCATCAGGGTTTGCATACTCATCGAGGTTACCGATGTATTTATGTACCCAATGCTCATTGCAAAATGGGCATTTCAAAATTCTACTGCTTGCAGGAACTTCATCCATGTCGTACAGCCACACCTCAGGGGCAACAGGATGGCGTTTATTGCAATTGGTACATTCTACCGATATCCAAGGACGTTTTTTCTGGGTCTTCTCCTGCTTAACGGAGAACCTATCATCCAGAATATCTTTCATGGGAACAAACACCGAATGGTTGCAAAAACAACACTTTAATTCAAGTTTTTCTCCAGAAACATTCTCTCGAAATTCTACCCCATCGCAAATCTGACCATTCTCTTTAATAATCGTAGCCTCACAATTGGGGCAAAGGACTTGATAGTTCTTTTTCTTAATCTCCCCAACCTTCACCGCAAACCTATCATCCAACTCCGGATGGGTCTCCCGCTGGTTCAATGCCCACAGCAGGTTCCAGCAGGCAGCACGCAGGTGGTCTTCATCGTCCATGCCAACCATGTACTTTGCCAGATGGCGAGAAGCTGAGTCCAGCAGCGAATGCAGTGGAATACCCTTATCCACATTGTGCTCGCCGTACTTCAATGCACCCTCCTCGCAGTGCTTGCTGACCTCCATAATGCCATACCAGGGCAGAAGGTCCATCCGACCCTTCCCTGTATGCATATCACGCTTTGCACCGGTTTCAAATTCGGTGCGGTCGCCAGAGTCTTTAAGCATAAAATATCAATCCTTTCTTACTTAATGAGCTTCACATGATGCTGGTAAACCTCAACAACATCTCGTGGATGGTTTTTTTTTCCAAAGAACATTGCAATATATGGGTACTTATCTCGTCCATCGTTGCGGCAATACAATTTTGTGGGAACTTTGTAGCGAGGCAATGCTTCTTCGGTATACATGATTTTTATAAGTTGAATTTCATGATACGTCGCCTTCATCTTCTGAATAAGTTTCTTCTTGCTTTTTCGTGAGATATTTCCCATCAGCAGAACCTCCTGATTCTCCCCTGCATAACCTTGTTGGGAATATCCAGCCACCGGATTTTGCATTTGTCCTTGTAGTCAGGGCGCAGCTTCTGCAGAATCATCTTTAATGGCTGCCTCTTAATTTCTTCAAACAAGTCCATGAGACAAGCCGTTACTTTCTCAAGGCATTCTGCAATCGCATTTAAGACATCTGCTATTTTCTCACAGGTCGTCGCAGTAAGCCTTAAAGAATCATAAATATCATGCTCCATAGAATTTCCTTTCGTTGAACTGTTTCTTTTGCATCAATGCTCTGGAAATGGCCACATCGATACCGCTACGGCTCTTCAGGTGGTAGAACCAGAGATCCTTGAAAGGTGTATTCAGCCGGTCAATGCGCCCAGATGCTTGCTCCATGACCTTATAGGAGTAGTTCTGGGAATAAAATATAATGGTATCCGTCTTAATGCAGTTCCAGCCCTCAGCACCGGCGTTGTACTGCACCAGATAGACCCATTTGTCCGTATCTGGTATAGGCTGATGCTTATGCCCGTTCCACTGAGCAACCTCCATACCTGCGTCATAGGGCAGATGCAGGAGAATATCCAGCTCATAATCAAAGTTGTAAAAGATGATTACTTTCGGATGTGCTATGCAAATATCAAGCACTTCCTGTTGCCGAGTTTCATCCTCATTGACCACCCTCCGCAGGCTGGAACAGAACTCACTTGCCGTTTCGATAGGTCGCCCTTCCCATGGATTCCACCGGTTCATGCAAATATCTTTGTACTTGCGCTGGTCAAACCCAACATAGATGTTCTCATGATGTGGTATCGTCTTCCTCTCAAAGTCCATATCAACCAGAATCCGCTCCCGCAGACGTATTAGCCTGCCAGTGTTCAAATATCTGTCAATTTTGGGGTACTTTGAGAAGCGACTATAAATCACGTGCTCATTATTGAATTGGGTTCGGTTTTTATAGAACCCGTTTGCAATGAACACCGGAATATAATCTGTCCAGCAATCGCCAGGCGTGGCACTCAGAAGAATCCAGTCGTTTTCCCTCGTAATGCGTAAGAAATCCTTCACCCACGAGCCATTGCCCACAACACGCTGTTCATCGAATATGAAGAATGCGCGTTTGGCGCCAATGTACTTGCCGATGTTGTTCCAAGAATCAATTACGACTTTGTGGTTGTAAAGGTCAAGGCTCTCATCAGTAGACATAAAAAAAGGAGCGAGTTCTTCGTCCCACTCCCCTGTATCACGTTTCCGTGCTGTTGTGATAATATAAAGGTCTTCGGGCTCAACCATCGGAACGTACTCTTCTGTGTTGAGCTTTCCATCGAACATCTGGTAGTAAAATGCCAGCCCCGTTCTGCTTTTTCCGCTTCCCACCCCACCACACAGAATACAGCCCAGCCTCATTTTCTGGACTGCTTCGAGCTGGTAGTCGTAAAGCTGAACTCCCGCCATCAGAGCAATCACCTCATTTCTTCGTGAACATGAATGGCTTCAGGATAGCAATGATTCTCGTAGGCCAACAGAGCAATTGTAGCTTCCTCTTCATCTGCGCCCTCGCCAAATATTGTGTATGCAAATATCTCTTTACCCTTGTAAGTAAAGACTTTCCAACGTCGTTTTTCTTTCATTCTGATACTCCTTTGTTTTATGTGTATTTTCGGACACTTGCAGGCCATACAGGATTCGAACCTGTCATGCTCGCCCTAGCGAATGACCCATATAAAAGAGCCGCAGATTTCTCCACGGCTCTCGAAATTATTGTGATTACTGCTTCGGCTTCATGCACACAATATATCTTTTACCGTCCTCGTCCTCAAGCAGACCATAGCAGCGGCGAAACATCCTGGTGTATTTCTCGATCATCTCATCCGAAAGAGAGCCAAAGTCATCTTCGGTCAAGCCTACAATCAGAAATGTACCAACCACATAGTCGTACATCTGAGCGTCAGCGTTATAAAGCGGCCGGTTGAACTCCAAGCCCATGAGTTTGCCCTCATCGTTGCAAATAAGAGCAACTTTGTCGTCCCACGGGTAGGCTGCTTGAATCAGGCCACCAACCTCTTTCTGCAGAGATTCCAACGAGCCATCAATGTCGATGACCTCCGGTCGGCACATCGGTTTGATACGCAATACTTTCATAGTTCTTCTCCTTTATTAAAATATAAGTCTGAGCTGCTGCCTCTGAGAACGCCATTTGCGACGTGGGCACTCACCGACTGGTCCATTCAACGGAAGACTAACTCCTGCACTCAGAAATATCATTTAATAAATTTCGAGGTTTGCGAGGCGTGCGTCACGACGCTTCTGCTCGATGATGTCAGGAGCAACATAGCTGACATTCACCAGATAGGACGGGATGTTGTAGTTCTTTGCGGCGAGATTCTCGATGATGCAGCCACGATAGCCCTTGTCCTCATCGTAAATGCCAATGAAGCGATCGGCCTCGGACAGTTTCTTGATGCTCTCGCCGAGATACCAAAGAGCCATATCGGTGTTCTCAGGAGGATCATCCTCGAAATAAGTCGGGATAACCTCCAGCTCTTCGCCAAAGACAGCCTCTGCAATCTTGTGCATCTGCTCCATGGATGCTTTGATGGCGTATTCCGTGCGATTACGCATAGGAACACTGATAAACAGTTTCTTCATGCGCTCCTCCTTAGTACGGCAAATCGTTAGGCTCAGCCATCTCGCGCTGCTCATACTTAGCAGCATACGGGTCGGCATCTGCGTCCTGCTCTACGTAGAGAATATCCGCGTACAGCGTGTACTGGCCGGGGTTGTTCCGGTTCTCATACAGGTTAGCCTGCAGGTTCACATTCTTCACACGGATATAATCCAGCTGACCGATGTTCTCGGCATTGCAGGCAACCTTGCGGCCAGTGGTGGTGATCCAGAAAACCTGCGGAGGCCACTTGGAGTCCATGTTGACCGTCACCGGGACGTAGAAGGTCGGTACGAACGGCTCATCGTAGGTGTAGTTGGGGTTCGGCTTGGTCTGCTTGACGTTCAGCCCCATTTCGATGAGCTGCTGAGCCTGCTCCTCCGTAGGGATGACCACGTTCACACGCCGCCGGGACGAGCCGTAACGGTCGCGGTTCGGGTCGCCGGAGAAATTGGTGTCGAAAATAAACCGGGTATTGTCAATATTTACCTTTGCTTTCATAATAGAAACTCCTTTACTCTTTTTCTTTAGTGCATCGCCGCACTCATTTTTGCCAGCAGCCCCGTGATACTATCCTTGGTCTGCGCAGCCATCTGATTAAGTTCTTTCATTGCCTTGACATAAGCAAGAGTGTTCTCATTGGTTTCATCTGACTTGCACCACTGCTTAAAGATCTTGTGAAACCGGCTATCATTGCCCCCCATTTTCTTCACGATAGCCATAGCGAGGCCCTTTTCCTTATCGAAAATATCATTGGGCCCACACTTCACCACCGTCTTAGTGCCATCCGACCACAGTACAACCGTTGCCGGGGCGTTGAAGATGACCTTACGGATGCATACACTACACATACCGAACTTCACAATATCATTCTTCTTGGCACGCTCCGTGGACTGGCGAGAGTAGTCAATCGCCATTCCTTTGTGTATAGCCCTTGCGAGTTCATGATTGGACATAAGCATCACTGGAGGCAAATCAGTGCGCATGTTCCAATCCCAAGAATCTTTTCTCATTTATCTCACCTCATAATTTCTTGCAGTTTCGTCCTGAATATCACCCCAGGGTAAATCAGGCTTCTGCCAAGGCGGCATTCCACCATCGTCCGATACAAACCATTCCAGATCACCATACTGAGCAATAGTATCCGCCGCCTCATCAACCATCTTGTCGAAATAAGAACGGTCAATGCTATCCTCCAGATGGAGGTTATAGACCATCTCACTTTCCAACCAGCGGTAGTCTTTGGCTCCAGTGACCGAATTGTATTTCGTCTCACCATCGTCTCGAACACCCGCTTCACGCATCAGCAGCGCTCCTCCGCATCCGGGTTTGATGGGACAGAACTGACCAACACGCCCCACGAAAATATAATTGTGCTCATCTTCGGGCATAGCCTCGTTTTTATCGAGGTAGATTGCACCCTTAGATACCGACTTGGTTTCGCAAAGGTCGTCGAACACAATATCTTCGTGGGAGAAAAGCGTTTTGAACACGTACGGCACCTGAAACTGAGCACCAGTCGCAGTCCAATGACCGCCCTTCTTCTCGTTCTTTTCAGGAATATAGCCGTACTGTGCCTTTGCTGTATCTGCATCGAGATACTTTGCAATATAAACGGCGTTGTTCACAAGGCACATTTTTTCGTATGTAGCCTCATGCTCAAACGTGTATCCGTACTTTTTCGCAAAATCCATGCAGAAGTCGATGATTTCAGGCGTTGCATCCGGAATCTTGATAGAGTCCGTCTTGATGTGTGCCACCGTGAAACCGCGCTGCTGCACCTCGTCCTGTAAGGTACGCATAAATAAAGCCCCACGAAGCGCCACAATGTTGTTGGCGTTCTTGGGGTTTCTGAATGGATTATCGAAGGTTGCACTGGTTAGTCCGTATACCGAATTGATAGCGATTTTCAGAGCCTGTGCCAATGCTTTTGCCTGTGCGGGGTCATCCAAATATTTGGACAACTTACCGCCAAAGAGCTTCTTGGCCTTGTCATACTCACCATGTTTTACATAGATACGTACATCCATCAGGTCATTGAAGTTCTTGGTGTAGTCGCCAAAGTAGTTTAGAGCAACGGCCGAGTGTGGGTGCAGAGAGGCAACGTCCAGCAGGGCGATGTTGTAGTACATACCGGGTTCGGCATAGACATAACCGCCAAGGCCCAAATCAGTACCACGGAACATATTGTGCATCCGACCATCTTCACCTCTGACCCACTCATAACCAGGGAAGGCGTTGATGATATTCTTGTCGGTCAGAATATCAGGCTCGACTTCTACCACCGAATCGGACTTACCCGTAGCTAAATCTGTATAGACTAGCTGAGGATGCTTTTCCTTGCCGAAAATAATGCGCGTGGTCAGGCTGTTCGTCGTATCGTTGACGGTCATCCCGGCAATATCTGCCAGAATTTCACGTGCAACAAAGTCAGCCTTACGATCTTTGGAGTTGAACACTGCTTCGGTGGCGATAACGTCATTGTCACAATACTCCGCGACCTGTTCCCATTTCTCTTCGGGCACCGGCTGGTTCCAAGGTAAGCCAAGCTCCTGATGATGGATACCCAACTCAATCTCGAACTTTTTCAGGCTCTGTTTCTTCGACGAGAAGTCGAAAATATCCGTGTAGGACAGGTTATAGGCCTCACCAAAGAAGCCCATATGGTCATTGATAATACGGTTCGACAGTGCGTACAGCTGCTCCGTATTCCAGCCGAGCATGCAAGCCCAAAGCATGTGGTTATCGTATTTGCGGTTATTAAAACCAATCAGACGATATTGTGTCAACTTCTCAATATCCGTAGGGCTAGGATTGATCAACCGATTTACCGGCTTATCCTCTCCAGCGAACTTCCAGTTGACCAAGAAGAGATTTGGGAACACTTCACAGTCAAAAAATACGATGGGTGCTTTCTCACCGTCATCAACCTGCGATTCAGCATCTTCTTTTGACTTGAAGTGCATCTTCGCCGTGATTTTCAGACAGGCATCGGCCTGGTTCGTGCTGTTTACGGCAAAGGCCAGAATCGCATTGCGCATGTCGTCCACATTATAGGGAATCCCACTCTCATAGGCTTCGTCCATAATATGAGCGATAAAGTCAATGCTGGGTTTAGTATAGGGACTGATTTCTTTTGCGAGGGCTTTCTTAATGAGTACCCGCAGGTGCTTCTCATTTTGAATCTGCTTCACATCGACCATTGCTTTTTCTCCCTTCAACGGCAAGCCGCTGCTGATTTTGGCAACCGGAATATCATTGCACTTGGTCAGCATTCTTCTCAGCGAAGAATTTCCGGCGAACACCTTAACCTCAATATGCTCATCGTATACACGGCTCAGTTTGCTTGCGTCCCCTGTGTAAATATAATGCAAGTGGATTCCTGCACCAGATTTACTCAGTTCTGCGTAAGTAGCAGGCCACTTGGACGCTGCCTCCAGATTTCGCTCAAAGCATTTCTTGCCATCGTCGCCCGGAATGTCAAAGTCAATGACGATGTGGGTTTCAGGAACTTTGACATAGTGGAGCTTAGAAGTAAGAATATCTTTGAGCAGCGTTTTGACATTCTCCCACTTTTGCGTAGGAGTGCCATTTTCGTTCGCATACTGCGCGGGACAGTCCTTGCAAATATCATCAAAGAGAGAATGCTGTGGTTTCAGATCAATCCATGACTTGGATGGCTCCTCCTTTGAAGCTGCTTCTGCAGGTGTGGGGTCGGCAAATTCTTTGAACTTGTCTGCCTTAAATCCGCTGTAGTAGCTTCGCACTCGTTCGCCATTCACATCTTCTGCGCGTTCCTTGTAGTCCGCAAAGTAGTTCATCAGCTCTTCACGGAATGCACGCATCGAATACGGATAGACAACCTTTGCTCGCTGGTTATACTCGTCATACATCGCCCATGCTCGCTTCAGGGAAATACCGTCTTCTTTCTTGAAAATATAATACCGGTCGAGCATGAAGTTATAGAAGTCATTGGAAGCGCCAAGCATTCTTGTCGGAATGTAATCGTCATAGCGATGCTTATTCGCCTCATAGACCTCCTTGCAGTGCCATGCAATACCGCCAAGCTCAAAGTCGGTCTTGGCGTAGAGTTCAGAATATCTTTTCTGAGGGACTTTCTCACCTGTGGGCACCACATCGATCAATCGGCGAATCAAACCGGACTTCGCATCGGTGATTTTGACAGGCTTGTTTGTGGCGAGAATCAGGAAGCTCTTGAATTGATTGGCATAAGCACTGCGGAACTTCTCATTAACCATCATGGTTTCATGAGACACCAACGAGTTCAGACGAGTATTGTCCTCGATTTTGGACAGGTTACCTTCATGCTGAATTGCAATCAGAGGGTTCGCTTTGAAAGCTTCCAGTGAGAATGCATTGGATGCCGAACCCAGTGCCTGGGAATCGAATGCTGCATAATATCCAATAAAGAGTTTCTGGATGATGTTCAGCACTGTGGATTTACCACTACCGGGCGGACCATAGAGAACCATGAACTTCTGAATTGTCTTGGAATCGCCATTGACAATAGAACCGATACACCACTCAATTTTCTCTCGCTCCTCTGGAGAATAGAGTGTCTGCATCAACTCATCATAGGCGTCAATGTTCCCTGGTTCCAGCACATAAGGGAGTCTCTTGGACGCATAGCTTTCCTTTTTGACCGGAGTGTTCGCAAATATCAGCTGCTCATCCAGCGTATGGTAGTTGTCCCGCATCTGACGTTGGCAATATTTGTGCCAGTTGTCAATCATGCCTGATTCAGCGTCCCACATGTGGAGTACCCGGTAATTATCCAGATGCTCCTTGTGCTCGTTCGTGTAAATATCCAACTCATGGTCAATCAGTTGAAGTGCATCCTGTTCGTCAACGCTCCACAATCCTCGATCTTCCAGCCAGATAGCGTAGAAATCAGAACCCCGAATCATCAAGTCCTTGGACTTTTTGATGATGAATTTGGGATAGATTTCGATCACACCGCGTTTTCCCGTACGCGTTGCAATCATCAGGAAATCAATCATTGGTAACTGACTTCCTCCTTTCTACGAGGTCTGTATCAGACATCTTTTTTCGTGACACTCGCCTTGCCATCGCAGCAAATGTCCTTTTCAAACCGGATCTCTGCGAGTTCTGCTTCGGCGGCATCGGCGCGTTCCTTTTCGGCCTTGCGCTTCTTCTCGCTCTCGTCCAGCATCTTGCAGGCAGTCCAGAACAGACCAATGGTGCCTACCAGCAGCAGGTTCTTGCCGAAAAGCTTGCCCTTCTGGCGACGAATCACTTTCTGGGCGGCATCCAGTGCCAGCTGGGTCTGTGCGAGTTCGTAGTAAATGTTATTCATAGTCACTTTTCCTCCAATAATTAAGGTCTGCCAAAATCAGCCGACCAATGTGTTCGGTATTCCTACATGCTGTAATTCGCATCAAAACGACAGAATCATGGAGAACTTGCTCTATTATGCCTTCCATCGGGATGCAGATTTTCGATACATACACCATCAGATATTGCTCTCGTTGAGATACGCCATCAGCTGATACCAAATATCCAATCGTCGCATATCTGCGTTCGGGCTTATCAAAGTAAAGAGCCCACCAGCTCCATTCGGCTGATAGGCTCTCTGATTGAAACGATCGATAATAAATTGAGCGCGGCCTTCGTTGAACCGAGCATCATCCATAGCTGCCAGCCCAAGACTGACAACCATGCTCCAGAACCATTGTCCCACTCGGTTTCCTGCTTCAGAATCTGCCATGATATGTTCTTCGATGCGGATGGAAAGCCCCACCATCATCTCCAACATACTACATGGCGTCCCGCTCGTTGCACTGTTCAACGCTGCATATGGGATACTTTTTTCCTGAGCGAATCGGTAGCGCAGGTCTCGCCCATCTTCAGCACGACTCGCATCCATCTCACAGGATGGAATAAAGTCTTGCTGAAATAAAAACGCAAGCAGCTTGTGGAAAGAAAGGTTTCTGGGTTCCCATCTTCCGCAAACCGTTTCACGCAGCCAGTCAAAATACTGACTGGTCATATCGTTAAATATCATTCATACTCCTCTCCGGAGTTAGGATACAAGTCCGCATACTTATTGCGCACCTTCAGAACTTCGTAGTCCTTCCGGTAGTTGTGATTGCGGACATGGACAAGATCAGGCTCTTCTGCTCCAAAATTATCCAGAGCCTTGGGGCCAATCACCTTTTCAATGTCCTCTACCCTACTCCCATCACTATCATACGTCAGGATGCCGTCTGCATAGTAGGTCAGGAAGCTGGTTTCGTAATCGTCCTCGTTACCGAATTCTTCGCTCGGAATGATCTCAATAGCCTCCATCGGCTCATGGGTCGGCTTCTCAGAATCTTCCTCCTGACGATACGGGCCGCTCACGAGATCGTACGCCTTTTCGTTCGCCCGCTGCTCGATGGTCGTATCCAGTTCCTGCTCACGCTGCTTAAAATGGTTCCGAGCGTCCTCGACCAGCACATCGGCCTGCTTCTTGTAAGTATCACGCATCAGGAAGTGCATCGTGGCAACACCAGCAGCAAATCCGCCTACAAATATCAAGGCATCACGCATCAGTTTTTTCATTGGTTTCTTCTCCTTTAATCGTCATCATGGTGAAGGCCAGTCCTCCAAAAAAGAGCGAAACACTCATGAGGACCCCTCCAACCAGATGCCGCTTTCGTTTCGTGTCGGTCAAATAATCGAGGAATAAAAACACCGATTCTAAACCGTCCATAAATATCCTTTCACTCAGAAAGGACTGCCAGACCGGATACGAAGCACACTCCGGCCATGGCTGCAAATACATAGGAAAGAGTCTTTACGTATCTGGTCATAGCTTGTCCCTCCAAAATATCAGTTAGATTTTGTCGATAATGATGCCGTCACAGTTGAAGTGCAGAATGACAGAACGCTCCTCGCCACGGAGGAAGCTGTTCAGGGCTTCATTGTTTGGCACATAATTGGTGATACCGAAATCCACACGGTTGTGCAGAGAGGCGTTATCCGGGTCATAGATCCAGCCAATAATCTGACCGGCAGGCGTACGCAGAGACTGACCACCGTGCGTACCAATCATGGAGAGCACTTCATTGAGGAAGAGGTGCCCCTGAGTGCGGAGCCGCTTGTTCGCCGCAGACTCCATGAGGAGCAGATAATTCCGGTTCAGGTCTGCATCGCGCTGCCAAGTGTCCACAGTTTCATCGAAAACCAGAGAGCACGAATCATCTGCCTGCTCGGCAATATCCTTGTACTCCTTGATGACTTCATCCACGCCGTTTTCATCGACCTTCTTGGTTTCAACCTCCACAGCCTTAACGTTTTGCTCCAGTTCATGCTGGACGCGTTCACCAAAACGGTCAACAACGCGGTTCTTGTAGCCGTTGAAAGACTGCTCCAGCGCGATGTAGGCGGCCGTCAGCGTTGCATTTCGCTTCGTCATGATATGATGGCTGCCAAACATGCAACCAAGAGATGCTGCGCCCAGACCAATTGCAGGTGCATACACCTTTGCAAGCTTCATGCCGGTCTTAATGTAAGTCGTGGTGATGTCCTTCGTCAGGTCTTCCTTAGTGTAGGTCTCACCTTCCGACAGCTGAATTTCCCCGGAGTCCACCTTATCTTTAGTCTCGTGGATTTTCTCCATATTGGCCTTGTGATCAGCCAGAATATACTGCGCTTTCAGGGTTGCTTTGCAGGCCAGAACGGTTGCGGTTACGCCACCGATTGCAGCGCCAATCACCATGATGGTCGGGCTTGCTTTCTTCAGCTTGAATGCAGTCTTAGACAACATCTGCGTTGCCTTAGTCATGATTTCTTCCTTTTTCATAAAATATCAGTCCTTTCAATTAGTTCAGAGGAACAGGTTTCGGAAATACGATAGTGTAGCCGCCCGGAACACCCTTGATGGATGCAGGCCCAAGGTCATACCAGCCATACTTGCAGTCCTGATAGTCACGAGCATCACGGGTAATTCCCACAACATCGTAAAAATCAGCAATCGTGACCTGCCCGTATTCGTGGAGCGCATGGCCCATCTCATTCAAAACATCATTCGCATCGGCATAGCTATCGAAGGTGATGTTCTGCCAGTCCAGCCTGTTCGGGCGATAGTTGTTCTGCGGAGGACGGCTCTGGTTTGCATTTGCGTAGTAGCTGCTATAGCTGTTACGTTGCTGAGAATATCCGCCCGTATTGGTGCGGGAACGGTCGACACCGAACAGTGCGATATTGACCGCAGAGCACACCATGTTCTTGATGCCGGGCAGAATATAATCCGTCCACAGCTTTTCGCGAATCGTCTGCAGGTCTTCTGCGAGAAAGTTATGCGCCAGCTTCTGGATCTCGCTCTCCTGTTTGATGGTCACCTTACCGGTCGTGACCTTCTTCAGCTGTTTCTTAGGCGTCTCGCCAGTGGAGTTGATGCTGCTGGAAGGCATTTCGATTTTAGCCATTGGCCATACCCTCCTCTGCGTATTGGAGGATGGTTTCACCGATATCCTTTGCGGTCTCAGGCAACCAGGCAGTGCCAAAGGTCTTGCCGGTCGTCTTGTCTGTAATGCTGATGATAACCTTTTTCATACCCTTGATAGTGGTTCCGGTGTCCACACGGAGCCGGTAATCCTTCAGAATATCCTGATAGTGCTTCTTAAACATCACTTTGATGCAAGCCTTATCCCCGGCAACGCCAACAGCCACACCCGCAGCAAAGATGCCACCGATTACTGCAGCCTTTTTCCAGTTGAACTTTTTGTCGTTTTTCTTTTCCATGGTAATTCTCCTTTGTAAAAATAAAAGGAGCCGCAGATTTCTCCACGGCTCCGTCACGGTTGTCCAACAGATTATTCTTCGTCGGTTTCCACTACTTCGGTCACTTCTGCTTCGATGGGCTCGTCCTTCGCCTTCTTGCTGTCAATCCAGTTCTTTGCCTTGTAGCACAGCGGAACGAGTACGTGCTTGCAGAGCAGCTCAGCGCCCTTGTAAGCTGCGGCACCAGCCAGCATGAATACTGCCGTCTTGCCAAAGCTACCAGATGCGCTCGACATCTCCGCATGGTTCTCGTCCACACTGGGCACCAGGTTATCAACCTCCGGCATTGCATCCGTCAGGTTCTCAGTCATAGCGTCCATGTTGTTCATCATTTCGTTTTCCATAGTGATTCTCCTTTAATTAAAATATAAATGTTGGAGTATACCTCCATAACAGTCGGTGAAAATTTCGCGAATCAATACCCCAGCCACTTCGGAGGCGTGCTGTAGTCCAGAACCATGCAAGGCATTCCGTCCTCGTCCAGCTTGGAACTGTAGAATGTTTCAATGGTCAGTGTGGAATCCGTATCCCAGCCCAAAAGGTCGCCGTTCTTGGTGTGCTCCAGTCCCAGATAATCAAACAGGTCATTCTGGGTCACACGAAAATCGCTCAGGAGCTGCTTGTTCAGGCCGTTCATCGCCCGATCCAGTGCATTTACAGTCGTCTTGAAATATCTTCCAGAGAAGCTTTCATAGCACTCGACCAGCTGGTCATAAGATGCGTCGCGGGCTGCCGGTACAATAACCGGCGTTTCTTCCGGCTGCTTTGCCATCTTATCAAGGGTGATGGTCTGGCGAAGTTCTTTTTCCTTCTCCTCGCCGATGGTTTCCACGACCTTCTCCTGATACTGTTTCAGGGCGCTTTCGCTCAGAGAATATGCGGCTGCCAGAGCTGCATTGCGCCGGTCGTTCTCATTCATGGCACCAATCATGCAGCCCGCAGATGCTACCATGGAAATTGCCGTAGGAATATAAGCCGGAGCAGCCGTCTTCACGATGGTTTTTACATCCAGCTTCTCCGTGCCAAGTTCCTGCTTCTTCTCATCGAGCAGGATCATCGCCTTGGGAGTTGCCTTGACGGCGAAAACTACGCTCGTGACCATGCCCGCAATGCTGCCGCAGACCAGGATTTTGGGAAGGTTCTTTTTAATGCCCTTTCCCACTTTTTTGCCAAATGTTTTCAGGTTCATTTTTCATACCTCCGTAAAATATAAAAGAAAGAGCCGCAGATTTTTCCGCAGCCCTTTGCTTCTTAGTAGAGCTTATCCTCCGCACAATGGCGATTTTTGTATGCTCCTCTCCTTCTTACCGGAGCAGGGTCATCCGTCAACCAGCTGTAGAGCCGAATCGGCTGCAGGAGCAAGTACCAGATCAGCGCATCAAGTGCACTAAGCATCGCTCGCCCCAGCACCTTTAAGGCACTCAGCATCTCAGAATCCACCTGCTTGAAGTATTCATGATCGAACATAATTTTTACCTCCAATTCTTTTAGGATTTCTCCATAATAGCGTTGGAATTTTTCGCGATTAGAGGTTCTTTTCTGACAACTGCTTGCGAACTTCTTCCTGAACCATATCCCGCAGGTCGTCCTCGGTCTTCTGGTCCTCGATCAGGTCATGCCCGAAGCCCATGATTGCGCTTGCCGCCAGCATTGCCATAGATGCAACTTTCCACCAGTTAATGTTCTTCATAAATATCATGCTCCTTCTTAAAACGGTGTATCCTTGCTCGGATCATAGTTCAAATAGTCGTCGATGGGTTCCTGATAAGCCTCTACATAGTAAACTTCCAGCCCATCATCTGTTTTTTGTTTGAGATAGCTGAAGTCGATCCAGAAATATTCCCAATCGGCTGCAAGATAATCGGCACACCACCCCTTCAAATCACCTTCCGGAATATAATCCAGCCCAAGGTAATTGTAGAGGTCATTCATCGAGGCATATCCATTCAGGGCAAAGTCGCGGTTCAGGCTGTAAAATGCCTCCAGCAGGGCAGCCTCCGTGGCATGAAAATATCTTTTCGAGATAGGTTCGTAACAGAGCAGCTTATCTTCAACCATGTCTGAGGTAGGTTCTTTGAGTACCGATTGAGCATCCTTATAGATTTCTTTCTCATGCTCGGCACCAACATGTTCTGCAACTTCCCTGCGGTACTCCTGATACGCCTTTCCAAGTGCCATGTAGCCAGCGGTCAGGCTCGCAATCTGCTTCTTGTTCAGTGCATTGGAGCCGAGGATGCACGCGATAGTGCCCGCGCCAAGTGCCGCAGCAGGCAGATAGAATTTCCAACAGTCCTGTATTTTTTCTTTCATGGTATACGCAGGCTCTGCAGAGTTCATCTCAATAAGCTTCTCTGCCTTGATACTCGCCTTACCAGTTTCGATGGCAGTCAACACCACTCCCACGGAAGCACCGATTGCCAAGATTGTCCCGCCATTCTTTTTCAAGAACCGGGACGCGGATTTCATGAGGTTCATAGACTTCTCCCTTCAAATATAAAAGACAAAGAGCCGCAGATTTCTCCACGGCTCTGAGCCCAAATCATTTACCAATTTTCTCCTTCATAACATTCATAAATGCTATCGTAGCATCCTTATCCAATCCATAGGCATTCGTCACAAACTTCTGTGCGCCATAGATGTAAATCCCATTAGCTGCCAAATATGTTCCCATTCCAATCAGGAACCCTCCAATGGCCACCTTAGTAAGTGCTTCGCCATAATACTTAAGATAATCTTTCATACGATTTACCTCCAAAATATAATTTTGAGATTTGGTATCTCCATAAAGCATCGAGAAATTTTCGCGTCAGCAGATTCGTGCCTTTTTCAAAATATCCATGAGGTCGGCCTTTGGCATCTCTGCATCCAGTTCCAGATGAACCTTCACCTTCTGCTCCTTATCAGACCATTCGGCCCGAATATCATCCAGATTGACCGTGATACCATACTTCTGTTTGGCAATCGCCTTGTTGATAGCCGAAGAAATGATTCGACGCATAAAGCTTGACCGGATAAGCATTAAGTCATCCATGATGTTTTTCTCCTTTTGATTAAAATATCAGCCATTCAAAGCATCATAATAACTTTCCATAGCCATGTCGAAAAGGTCATTCGTCCGGTTCATCAAAATAGGTTCGACCGATACCTTTTCTTTTGAACCGCTCAGATGCAGAGCCACTTTGAGTTCTTGCTCTTTCTTTTTGGCAAGCTCCTGGTTATCGAATATGCCATAGATGTAGGTAATACCGTTTTCGCCAGTTTCATCAAGTTCTTCACCCTGCAAAATATAAATCGTCATTGTTCTTCTCCTTTTAAGATATCGAAGTAAACTTCTATGGCTTTCCGAAACACTTCCGATTTCGTTTGACCTGTTCGTTCACTAAAATTTGTGAGCATTTCAGCTTCTTCGGCTGTAAGTCGTATTTTGAATATTACATCCCGTGTAACCTCTTTGGGCGGTCTGCCTCTCATAGCTAAATCAAACTCCTATCAAATACTGTTTCCCACCGTTCTTTTTTCAGCGGTTTCATACGCAAAGCCCACATGATTTGACGGACTGTGACGGTGGGATAGCAGCCGTTCGCATCTTTTTTCTTTGCATGGTGGTCAAAATATTCCTTGAATCCAGCATGCAGATAGATTTTGTCGTTCAGCCATGGGTCAATAGCGCTCCATGTGGTGGATTTCGTTTTCTCGTTAAAACGCTGTTGGATGACACAAAGACCCTTTCCATGGTCTAAATATAACGTGCTGATGCGATAGACCGGGTGATTACACCGATACGTCTGACCATAGTAGCTCGTCCAATTTTCAGGCGGTATATCATGGTATCTCATAAAAGAAAGAGAAGCCGCAGATTTCTCCGCAGCCTCTCCTGTCCCTCCTTTATACAGACTTCTTTCCGTAATCCTTGTAGATCATCTTGCCGTCCCGATAGCGGTCGTCGAACACCTGCACCCCGCCTGCCGAACAAATAGCCCAGAACCGGTCATGGTAAATCATCAGAAATGCCCCCAGAGCGGTCGATGCAATACCAACTACGACTTTCGCCACTTCGGTTTTCCAAGCCTTCTCTGCCTTGTCTGCTTCAATTCTGAGTTCATTTGTCTTCATCTGAAGCTCATCCTCTCGTGCATTCTTGTCAGCCAGGTTTGTTTTCTCCTTAACGCGAATTTCGTAGAACTTTGCAGCACACTCATAGGCAGCCTTGTACTCATTGCTTCCCGGTGTCAGATTCTTAATTCGTTCAAGCTCATGCTTAATCGTTTCGTCCATCAACTTTTCGTTCTGGACTGCATTCAGTTCTTCCATTTTGATTATCTCCTTTTTAAGTCAATATTTGGAGTTTTTCTCCATTAAACAGTATGTTTTTCTCGCGGTTTAATCTTGTCCACCTTGAAAATTACATACTGCTTATCGGCAAAGTCAACCTGTTCCTCGTCCAGGTTTAAGAACAGACTCGGATTTTCGTCCTCATCCGCCGGAGTGACAACTAAGGAGCCTATCGCTTCGGCCTCATAATCAATCTTCCACCGGACAGCAGAACCAACCACAAAGCCAATGGTCGCACAGATAAGTCCCAAACCAATGATGATGTACATTTTTCAAATCTCCTTTGTACTAGAATAATGGATAAAATGGTCGTGTGCGTGATGCAAATAAAAGGAGTCGCAGATTTCTCCACGGCTCCCATTATGCCTTAGATGTCGTTCCTGATCAGAAACAGTTCGTTATGATTGCAAGCTGCTCTCACGAACCCTCTTGCCCGAATCAATGCGATTGCGTTCACATAGGCCACGCGCGCCCCTTGAGCAGTCTTATACTCGTCTGTATCAATATACATGACTTTCTGATTGCTCTCGATGAACACGCGGATTTTGTCCATCGCATTCACATAGCCTCGGTCATAAGTTCTCTTTCCTTGTTTACTCATACAAATTCTCCTTTCATTTTTCAGAAGACATTCTTCCATAAACTACCAAGAAAAGTTCGCGAAAGCTAACCTAGAATAGAAAAAAAGAAAGAGAACGGGAATCGAACCCTTAACCTCTGCATTTCAGCAGCGCTCTACCAATTGAGCTATCTCCTTCCATAAAAGAAGATGAAAATTTCGCGAATATAAAAAAGCAGAGGGCGTGTTTTCAATTTACTTATCGCCCTTTGTCTTGTCAGAATCCAAACATTCTTTTGCCTTTTGTAACCTGAGGTATGCTACATATGCTTCCATGGTTGTCCCCACCAAGCAAATTGCAGCACTGCTCACCTTCATAAAAGGTACTGTCCGTAAAAGTTTCTTTCCAATAGCATACGTAGTCTTCATAGTATCATCCTCCAATATGCCCTCTACTTCCATAAAGGAAACCGAAAATTTCACGAATAGACGTAAAAAGAAAAGAGCCCGCGATTTCTCACAAGCTCTTTCATGGGTAAATATCAATCTTTCATCGCCGCTTCAAATTCTTCCACGGTCATCTCTACGCGCGGTGCAGCATCTTCTGCCTTCAGAAGGCCATCTCGTACCAGCCCAGCCAGAATATCAATCTCGACTTTATACTTGGCGATTTTTTCTTGGGCTTTCTTTTGCTCACGCTCAACACGGTCACGCTCAACCGGACATTTTTTCACGCATTCAGGATAGCTCGGTTCTCCACAGGAGTTGCACATCAAGCAATGTCGTCCCAAATCTGGAATATCTTCCTGAAATTCTTTGATGTAGGTCGTCCATTTTCCGTTTTTCTTTACAGGAACAATCATGTGTGATGTCACTTGCATACCCTTCGCCTCCTTTTCTTTATTATAGCATGGGTAAAACAAAAGCAAAAGACCATGTTTCAGATCTTTTGCTCCCCAGAATACTGGTTTAGGAAATCAACGTCTGGTAGCGTTCATTCAGCTTTGCCATAGTGGCTTCGTCTGCCATAACTTTGACGTGGAACTCCATTCGGTTCTTAGCGTTAATCACGCTTTCAACAACCAAACCTTTATAACCTTCGTCATACAGCATTCTCAGGCAAATGCCAAGCTGTCTGTCGCTTCTTGCCAGAAGGTATTCCATAGCGTTCACCTCCTTCCATAAAAGAGACAGAACTTTTCGCGTCGATCAGCGCTCTTTGCTGAGCAGCCAGAAAAATTTATGATAAAGATCATAATACATCTCATTCCCGCAAGGGCAGCCTTGTGCGCGGAGCTGATTGTAGGACAAGCCTTCTGTCACACCCTTCAGTAAATACGGTGCGATCGAAGGTTCTATCTGACTCAAGCAGCGGTTGACAAGGTCAATTCGCTCAGAATAGTAGGCTCGCAGCAGGGCGTATCGTTCCGTCGGATTCGAGGGCGTGTTACCTCTGATGATTCCACCAGTTTGGTAACCGTGCGCTTCCCAGATATTCAGCATGGCCAATCCTCTCTTCCAGTCTCCATACTGAAGGCAGAAATGTTTCAGCTCGTAGTACCGATGCCGTGGCAGATAATACGGATTCTTCAGGGAAAGTTCCGGTTTTTCATGCCTCATGCTTTCCCCTCCCATACAAATCCGGTCTGTTCATACAGGAGTTTCGGGGAAATATAATAGTTGATTCGCCCGTATTTTGAATTCATCTGCTCGATGCTTGTAATTTTCCGGCCGTATCGGGTTGCTTCTCCGATCGGGAGCCATCCCGCAATCAGGCCTGCACGCACCCAGGAGGCATCCCTTCCGTACGCTTTCGCAGCCACTTTTACCGGAACAGAGCCAATTCCAAATTTTATTTCGTTCATTCTGTAACTCCTTTCTTTTCCAGGAATGATTCCAAATCCTGGCTCTGAAAAGATGTTACAGGAAGAAATGGGCGTCTGCGTCATGCTTTTTATTTGATTGGACCGGAAGCATTGACAATACAGAATCTATCGTTTAACCTAGAATAGCTTTCCAAAAGAAAAAAGCCCGGATTGTTCCGAGCTTTTTACCATATTTTATTAAAATCCAATTTATCGTATCTCACACGAATTATACTATGTATGGAAAGGAACGTGATCTTATGCTTATGGTATGTCCTGAATGTGCTTTGCAGGTCAGCGATAAAGCACTTGTGTGCCCTCATTGTGGTTTTCCAATGAAGAAGGATGCTCAAATCTATCGCAAAAAAGAAAAGAAGCATCGACGACTGCCGAATGGCTTTGGCCAGATTTCCGAGATAAAAAATCGAAATCTTCGAAAGCCGTTCCGAGTCCTCATTACTGTCGGGAAAGATTCCACAGGGCATCCGATCTGTAAGCCGCTTCGACCGCAAAGCTATTTTGAAACCTACAACGAAGCGTATCTCGCCCTCATGGAATATAACAAAAATCCATATCAGCTTGATAGCTGCATAACGATGCAGGAACTTTTCGAAAAGTGGTTTGCAGAGCATTCCAAAGACGTCGATCCGCATACCGCGCAAAAGAATCTTCGTGAATGGAAATATATCAGCAGCATTCACGGGATGTCGTTAAGTCAAGTTCGCACACCGGAGCTAAAGCTGGCATTCGACACGCTTGCAAATTATGATGACGATGGAAATGAGCTCCCGCTCCCCAGAACCGTCAAAGTGCGCGTGAAAAACGTCCTCAATCTGATGTATGATTACGCCCTCTCAAACGATCTTGTTCCACAAAATTACGCTCGCTCGTTTTCCCTTCCGAAGGACGAGATCAAAAATGCAGCACGTGCCCAGAAGGAGCACATCAACTATACGGATGCCGAAGTAGAGCTTATCCGAGCCAATGCCGACAACGACCCAGCGATGGAGATCTTGTACATCCAGCTTTACTCCGGGTGGCGTCCCGACGAGCTCCTTAGTATGAAGCTCACCAATGTCAATCTTGATGAACAGTGGATGTATGGCGGCTCGAAAACAGACGCTGGCATGGAACGCTATGTTCCCATTCACCCGAAGATCCTTCCTTACATCAAGCGCAACTATCAAAAGTCAAAAGAATCCGGCAACGAATATCTTTTTGCAGCAACCCCTACCAAAGGTTATCACAATACGTACTATACGTATTACTATTACTATCGTTTGTTCACAAAAGCCCGCGATCGGCTAGGTCTGGATCGCCGCCATCGTCCCCATGACGGCCGCGTTTATTTTGCAACGATTGCCAAGAAATCGAATGTGGACGAATATGCTCTGAAGCGCATGCTCGGCCACCGCATCAACGATGTTACCGAAGCCTACTACGTCAAGCGTGATCTGGCCTGGCTTCGCTCTGAGATTTTGAAGATAGAATAATGATGCCCCTCTGCTATTCTTGAATGTGTAGGAATAGTGTATAGGAGTAGTGTAGGAATTGTATAGGATTTTTTCAGATTTTACCCTTCCATTTCCCAATCCTTTTGCGCTGTTTGCAACATTCAATTTTCCGTCAGCTCAGGCAGCTTCACAAGCAGTCTTACGCCATTGCTCCCCAAAAAGCATTCGCCCATTCGTTCTTTTCTCTCAGTTCTCTTCACCATCCGGCCGGAACACATACCCCTTCCCCCAGACATTTTTCAGGTAGATGGGCTTTGCCGGGTCCGGCTCGATCTTGCTGCGCAGATTGTGGAT